GAATTCTCATTTGTCGAATTGGTGACAAAGGAAGACTTCAAGAAATGTTATAAAAAAGATAAACTGACATTTGATGATTTGGAAGATGTTGTATTTTAAGGAGATAAAAGAAAAATGAAAAGATACATAGTTAAACGACCAAAAGACACTGTTGAAGTTCTGATTCTTCCGAATAAAAATGGAAGTGGTTATCAATATGTAAATCTTACAAAAGGGCATATTTGTCCTTGTAAGTTTACAACTGAAGCAGAAGCACTAAAAGATATGAATATAAAAATTAATGAAGGTAAAGTGCTTTCCTATAAGGAGATAAAAGAAAAAAATGAATGAAAAAATACAGACCTATAATTATTTATAAATTTTAGAATCTTATAATAAAAATATCTAGGTGAGAAGAAATGAAAAGGGAAAAACTGAACACGATAAATGAGCGAGACATAGTTTATCAACTTATTGTTTCTGATAAGTTTTGTCGAGAGATAGTTCCAATTATAAACCCAAAGATGCTTGAAGTTGTCTATGTCAGGACAATAGTAATTTGGATTAAAGATTACTTTCAAAAGTTTAAGGAATCTCCAAAAAAGAATATCATTAAATTATACAGAAGTCATATTGATGAACTTAGAGATGAAGACCTTCAAAACAATATTCTGACTTTTATCGAACGACTTGATAAAGATTACGACAAAATAAAAGTAACGAATGAAGATTTTGCAATTCAGAATGCAATTAAATATCTTCGAATGAGAAGTTTGAAGAATTTCAGTGAAGATATAGATTCATATATTGAATCTGGAGATATTGAAAAAGCAGAAAATTGTGTAACGAAGTATAGAAAAGTTGAAGCAGCTAGTGGTGAAGGTGTTTCACTTCTTGATGATTTTGATATAGTTACTGAAGCCTTTACTGAAGAGCAGGATTTGCTTTTCAGATATCCAGGAGACTTTGGTCAGTTAATGGGTGATGTAAATCGGGAAGATTTTATCGCATTTCTCGCACCAATGAAAGCTGGTAAATGTCTGGGATACGGAACGAAGATTTTAATGGCTGATGGGTCAATTAAAGAAGTTCAGGATTTGGTTGTTGGCGATAAACTTATGGGACCAGATTCATTACCTAGAAATGTTGAAATTGTTTCTAAAGGTTTTGGAAAAATGTATAGGATAAAATCAAGGGTAAATAAATTGGCTAAAAATAAAAAACCTGATATAGATTTTATTTGTAATGGTAATCACATATTGGTTTTAAAAAATGCTTGGACGGAATCTAAAATTGAAAAATTTGATTCTAAAGGTAATTTAAATAGTGAATTTACAAAACATGGTAAAAATAATTGGTTAAAGGAAGATGAAATTGAAATTTCAGTTGATGATTTTCTTAAATTGAAAAAATGTCAAAAAGAAAAATATAAATTGTTTAGAAGTTCCGTTGAATATTCTAAAAAAGAACATATAATATCGCCGTATTTGTTAGGATTATGGCTAGGTGATGGAACATCTTCAAGGTCAGAAATAACAACCACAGATAAGGAAATAATAGATTATTGTTCAGCTTGGTGTAAAAATGTAGGCGAAGATTTATTTGTTAGAACAGATTTAAAAAATAAAAATTTAAAAGGTTTATTATTTAGAAAATGTAAAGGGGCTAAAGGAATTTTTAGAAATGAACTTGAAAGATTAAATTGTATTAATAATAAACATATACCAGATGAGTATTTGATGGATTCAATTGAAAATAGATTGGAGTTACTTGCTGGAATTATTGATACTGATGGAAGTTATGATGGAAAAAATATTGGTATACGTTTAATGAATAAAACTTTAATTGAAGATGTGAAAACTCTTTGTCAACAATTAGGTTTTAAAACAACATTTATTGAACGTCATAAGTGTTATAAAGGAATGTATCCTGAAACAAATGGATGGGCATATTCTTGGGATGTAAATATAACGGGTAAACTTTCTAACATTCCTGTAAAATTGACTCGTAAAAAAGCAAAAGATTCTAAGAAATTTACAGAATTAAATAATGCTTTTAGTTTCGATATTGAAGAACTCAACGATGATAATTATTATGGTTTTGTTATAGATGGAGACCATAGATTTTTACTAGCTGATACAACAGTTTCACATAATACTTTCTCATTGATTGATGTAGGAATTGAAAGTCTTAAAAATAATTTGAAAGTTGTAATGTTTTCACTCGAAATGAGTCGTACTAATATGATAAAACGAGTTTGGAAAGCACTTTCAGGTCAATGCACTAAGGATATGGAAATTGAGATTCCGTATTTTGTAGAAGATGGAGACAAATGGAGAATTGAAACAAAAATTGTAGAGAAAAAAGCAAGTTCAATTCTTGAAGTTCAGAAAAGACAGAAATCATTAAAAAGACTTTTCAGAGGTGGTTCTTTTAGAATTTATGCAGAGCCAGCTTACAGTTTGACTGTAGAAGGTCTTGAAAACAAACTTGATGATTTGGCTTATGAAGGATTTTATCCAGATGTAGTGATTATAGATTATGCCGATATTATGGCTCCAAGTGAAAAAGGAGAATATCGTCAGCAGATTGATGGTATTTGGAAAAGGTTAAGAGCTTTGGCACAGAAAAGAAAATGTGTTGTATTTACAGCTAGTCAGACAAATCGTGGAGCAATTTCTCGAGAAGTAGAAGCTGAGGATGCAGCAGAGGACATCCGAAAAATTGCACACGTCACTTCAATGGTTAGTATCTCAAAGACTAAGTTTTGCAAACAAAATAGTATAGCGATTTATTCACAGATTGCTGTACGAGAAGGTCAACCTGAAACTAGAAAGGTCATAGCAACTCAGTGTTTGGCTTTAGGTAGGCCGGTCATAGAATCTCATTGGAAAGATGATGTTATTTTTGATGATGACGATGATTCAGATTTGAAGAGGAAAAAGAAATGACTATTTTGATTGAAAATATAAAAATACGACATTGTGAGATTTGTATGAAAGAAACGGATGTAAAATACGTTAGAATAAAAGGAGATAAATTGGAAAGCGGTCTAATTGTATTTTGTATTTGTAATGAATGTCTAAAGCAATTAAAAGAAAAGATTTGATTGATAATTCTTATAATAAATATAGTGAGGTAACAAATGACAATTAGTCGAAAAGTATTACTTGAAAGCCTTAAAAAGGCTATGCCTGGAATTGAAAATGGAAATCAGACATTACAGGGCGCGGATGCATTTATCTTTCACGATGGAAAGATTTTTACCTACAATGATTCTATTGCAGTTTCAATTCCTTTGGAGATTGAGGGACTTGTAGATGAAGGAATTGATGGAGCAGTTCATGCAGATGAATTCTTCAAGATTCTTTCAAAGTTCTCAGCAGATGAAATCAATTTCACTGTAGCTGAAAATGATTCTTGGCTTTTGAAATGCGGAAAAGCTAAAATCAGCATGAATCTTATGGAGTTTGATTTTGAAGAAAGATTGAAAGGTGTAACACCAGATTCTAACAAAAAGAGTTGGACAAAACTCCCCGAAGATTTCATTGAATGTATTGGAACTTGTAAGATGCTTGGAAATAAAACACCTATGAGCGGTATTTATTTTGAAGGAAATTATGTAGTTTCAACAGATGGCTTCCAGATTAATCGTTATGTGTTGGAAACTGAACTTCCTAAATTCTGGATTTCTGACAATTCAGCATCTGAACTTCTCAAGTTTACAAATATAAAAGAGATTCAGTTGCAGGAAAATTGGGTTCATTTTAAGACAGATGATGGTTCTATTTTCAGTATTAAGACTTTGGATTCAAGCAAGTTTCCAATGGAAAAGTTGATGCAGCTTATGGATACAGGTAAACCTAAGGAAGATGATCTGAACGCAACTTTCCCTGAAGAATTATTTAATGCGATTGACCGTGCAGAAACTTTTGCAATGAATATCAATGACCATTCTGCAATTAGGATGGTTTTAAGTCCAGAGAAAATTGAAATTTCTTCTGAAAGACAATCAGGAAATTATGTCGAAAAAGTTGCTTGGGATAAAGATTTCAAAGCTAAGTTTGAACCAATTACATTGTATGCTGACCCTACAATGATGTCATTTATTGCAAAAAGGTCTTTGAAGTTCTATCTTTCAAAAGTTACTACAAAGAAAGGAAAAATTGTTCCAAGATTCATGTTTGTATCCGATAAAAGTCAGCACATGATGACAACTTTCAGTGCAAAAGAAAAATAATCAATTAAAAATCTTAGAATATCTTAGAGAACATTCCTGTCCTCTAAGATTTATTTTTTATAAAGGAGTTAAGTGAAATGTCTTTTCTTAATGACGAAATCGACGAAATTAAAGGTAGAGAAAAACTGCCAGAAAATGTTAAAAAGTTCTTTCCAGATGAAAGTGAAAATAATAATGATATTGATTATGATGATGAAATTCCTGAAGATGAAAGAGTTCAAATCAATAAAAAGTTTCAGTTGGACCCTGAAAAATATCAGAATTTCACAAAAGAGCTTTACCCTGACAGTTTGAATTTTTATGACTTTGAAGTGTTCAGATATGACTGGTGTGTAACAATTATAAACCCTGTTGAGAAAACTATGGTTGTTATCGCCAACGATTCTGAAGCTTTGAGAAGATACTACAAAGCACACAAGAATCAAATATGGGTTGGTTATAATTCAAGAAATTATGATGTATTTATCATGAAATCAATCTTGACAGGAATAAATCCTAAAAAGACAAATGATGACATAATTTTGAGAGGAATTAAAGGTTGGAAGATTTCCCCAGATTTCAGAAAGATTCAGTTTTATGATTTTGATATTTATCAGAAAAGATTTGGAAGTTTGAAAACACTTGAAGCTTCAATGGGAAACGATATTCGAGAAACAGAAGTCGATTTCAATCTTAAAAGAAAATTAACTCAGAAAGAAATGAGACAGACTGTGAAATATAATATTCACGATGTTGAACAAACAATGGAAGTTTTCATTAGAAGTAAAACAGAATTTGATGCTCAAGCCGATTTGATTGATAGTTTTGATTTTAATATTAATAAGATAGGTAAAACTCAAGCACAACTTGCTGCTGTTATTCTCGGAGCTGAAGAAAAACATTTTGATGATGATTGGAAAATTAGACTTCCTAAAAATTTAAAATTAGGAAAATATAAATGTATTGCTGATTGGTTTTTAGATTCTAAAAATCATAACGAGCAGGCATCGCTTGAAATTGAAATAGCTGGATTGAAACATAATATTGCATGGGGTGGTATTCATGCTGGAGAATTAATGTATATTGAGTGTAATGATGATGAAATTATTTTAGATGCTGATGTTGGTCAATTGTACCCAAATCTTATGAGACATTATCATTTACTTTCAAGAGCGGCTACTAAACCTGAAATGCTTGATTTTGTTCTTGATACTTCTATGAGATTGAAGAGAGAAGGAAAGAAAAAAGAGCGAGAACCATATAAAAGACAATGTAATATTTTCTATGGTGCTATGGGTGATAAAAACAATCCTTTATACGACCCTTTGTATAGGAAATTGGTTTGTGTTTATGGACAAGTTTTTATTGTCGATTTAATTGATAAAATTGAAGATAAAATTCAATTATTACAATCTAATACAGATGGTATATTTTTCAAAGTTAAGAAAACCGATGTTGAAGAAGTAAAAAGAATGATAAATGAATGGCAAGACAGAACAAAATTAATAATGGAATATGATGAGTATGTGAAATATATTGCCAAAGATGTTAATAATTATATTGCTGTTAGTCCTAATGGCAAATATCATAGTAAAGGCGCTTATGTCATGGAGCTTAGTGATTTAAGTTACAACCTTCCAATTGTAAATAAGGCGATTGTTGATTATCTTATTAAAGGAATATATCCTGAAGAAACAATCAAAAATTGTGATACTCTCAAAGATTTCCAGATAATCGTTCGAGTGTCTAGTAATTATTGTTGCGGCTGGCATAATCATGAATATCTTAATGATAAAACTTTCCGTGTATTTGCAAGTAGGAATCAAGATGATACAAAGATTCTCAAATGTAAATATCCTATTGGAGCTGTTATTGGTAAACGAGATGATGGTTCAGACATAGTTTACAAAGGAGAAAAATTTGCAGATACACCAGAACATTGTTTTGTTTACAATGACGATGTTAATGACGTTAAAGTATCTGAGAAATTGGACAAACGTTGGTACATAGATTTGGCTGAAAAACGTCTATGTGATTTTGGAATAAATCTTAATGATGATTCATTATTTTAAGGAGAAATAAAAAAATGGCAAGAAAAAGACATAATGATGAACCTAATTTTGAGAAATGGGAACATGAAAGAGGATTGAGAATAATCTCACCGGTGTCTTTTCAGTAAGCGGTGAGAAAAGAAAAAGAAGAAAGAGGAGAATTGGATAAAATGGGAAAAATTAATGAAAATGGTAAAGAAAAGACATTTAAGGAATATATTTCTGAACGTGAAAAATTAACAGAATCTCAAGAAAAAATTGTTGAGATTTGTGATGCAATAAAAGATTTACTTTTGTATAAAAATAAAAAATATGGCGATTCAGCTCTTCACCCTAATAATATTTTTTACAAGGGAGATTCTACAAATTCAATTAAGATAAGACTTGATGACAAAGTTGGTAGAATTAAGAATTGTGAAGAAACTAGGGTGAACGATGTTTCTGATTTGATTGGTTATAGTGTTTTGTTACTAGCTTCAATGAATGTAACAAAAGATGATATTGCGAAATTTAAGGATTAAAATATGAAATTTGAAAAGACAGATGTTTGGGGATTTGAACATGCTCTCAGAGGAATGAGAAATCCTTTAGAAAGTTGGAGCAAATCTGACAGTTTTGATTGTGATGATGGTGACAATGCTATTGATGGTGCATTTTGTAGAAGTTGTCCAATTGAAGAAAAATGTTTACATATAAAAAATCATTTTATCATTGGTAAAAATGATTTGGAACTTGCTCAAAAGCTGATTAAATCCGGAGAGCCTCACAGAAAATTTTTGAGACAGATTTTTGTTTCAGTTGATATTACAGCTCCATTATATTGGTGGAAAGAATTTGACACCTACAAAGTTGGAACGGTTGCCAATTCTACTTCCACAATGCATAAACTTGCTTCAACTCCGATAACTAAAGAATGTTTTGAAATGGATGATTTTGAAAACGTTACTTATGATGAATTTGAAACTGGAGTTGAATTTGAAGGTGTAAAGGAAATTGGCGGTTATGAAGTTGATTATGCTTGGCAGGGAACTCTTGATTGTTTGGAAAGATTGCGACAGTTACATAATAAAAATATAGAGCTTTCAAAAAATCCAAACATTACAGACCAGGAAAGAAGAAGATTGATTGTTATTGCAAAAAAATATTGGAAGGAACTCATCAGACTTCTTCCGGAAAGCTGGCTTCAGACAAGAACTATTACGATGAATTATGAAAATATTTTGAATATGATAACTTATCGTCAGAATCATAAGTTAACAGAATGGTCAGAAAGTTTCATAAATTGGACAAAATCTCTTCCGTATGCAGAAGAATTATTGTTTATTAAGTAAATCTTATAATAAAAATAAAGGAGAATAAAATGGCAAATGTAGAATTATACAGACGTTATAGACCAGAGAAATTTGAAGATGTTGTGGGAAATGAGACAGCTATAAAAAGTATGATGGCTGAATTGAAAAATGGTTCTCACGTGTTTTTATTTACTGGTCCAGCAGGTTGTGGAAAAACCACTATTGCAAGAATTTTGGCCAAGGAAGTTGGAACAGGTGATTTATCTTTATATGAAATAAATTCAGCAAACAATCGCGGTGTAGATACAGCCAGAGAAATTGAAGAAAAATCGAGATTCAATCCGTCAGATGGAGATTCAACATTTTTCATTCTTGATGAAGTTCACATGATGACAAGTGCCGCACAGAATGCATTTTTGAAGCTTCTTGAAGATACTCCAGACCATGTGTATTTTGCACTTTGTACTACAGACCCACAGAAACTTATAAACCCATTGAAAACAAGATGTTCAATAATTAATGTTACACCTTTGAAAGATGATGAAATGAAATACCTTCTCAAAAGAACTTCAAGAAGTGAAGGCAAAAAAATTACACCTGAAGTTTGTGATAAAATTATTGAACTTGCTCAGGGTGGAAGTAGAAAGGCCTTAAAACTTCTTGCAAAGGTTATTTATCTTGATGATGAAGATGAAAGATTGTCCGTATTGGAAAAAGAAAATATTTCAGAAAGTCAGGAAAGTATTGAGTTGTGCAGAGCTTTAATCAAAGGCGGTTCTTTGAAAACTCTTACAGACATTTTGAAATCTATGGATACTACAGAAGCTGAAAAAATAAGACAGGGGGTCATGGGTTATATGAATGCTGTAATTCTTAATGGGAAACCACCAGCAGCAGCTGTAGCAGCTCTTCAGGCTTTTAGTAATGCTGACACATATCGTAATGGAAAATTTGCTTTGACGGTGGCTATTTTGGATTTCATCGACCTTTTAGATGAATAAAAACCGTTTAATAAATCTTATAATATACTAGAGATGATTATACAGGAGGATAAATGAAAAAATCTGAAGTTTCAGAAGATGAAAATGAAGAGTTTGATTTTGAAAAGGATTTATCCATAAACAAATACAAACTCGATGAAGAGTGTCTTTCGCATTCTTCTTTATATTTCAGATATGCCGAGGCCGCAGCTCAAGCAAAGAAAAATGTTTCAAGAGCTAAGAACAACCTTGAATTGGTAGAATCTGAAAGATATGAAGAAATCAGAATTGAGAAAGAAAAGGCTGGAATTAAGACAACAATTCCTATGCTTGAAAAAGCTGTTGTTTGTGATGAAATTGTAATTAAAGCAAAGAACAAGCTTATCGAAGCTGAAACAATTTATTCAAAATTATCAGTGGCAGTTCAGGCTTTTGAACACAGAAAATCTGAACTTGATAATTTGGTAAAACTTTATTGTTCAGGGTATTATTCTTTGCCAACAAATGGTGGTACCGGTGTAAGAAAATCGGTTAATGACCAGACGGCAAGAGAAATGAGGAAAAAATTAAATGACAAGGAGTCAGAAAATGATTAACAAGAAAAAGAAAGGCGGAATGGCAAAACGTTATGCTAACAGCTATGCAAGCAGGGACAGTGGTTCTGGTTCAAAAGGCGGAGTAATTAACTATCGTGCTCATGATGGTGAAATTAAGTTCTTCAGTCCAGCAGAAGGAAAACATCGAATCAATATCATTCCTTATGTAATCAAGACAAAGAATCACCCGTTGGTAAAATCTGGCGAAGCAGAAATTGGAGAAAAGGATTATGTTTTGGATTTTTATGCTCACCGTGGAGTTGGTCCAGCAGAAAAGACAGTCCTTTGTTTGAAAAACACTTATGGAAAGCCTTGTCCAATTTGTGAACAGGCTGCTGCTTTGAGAAAGGCTGGAAAAGAGAAAGAAGCAAATGCACTCAAGCCTTCTCGTCGTGTAGTTTACAACATTGAAGATTTGAAGGAGCCTGGGGTTCTTAAGGTCTTCGAAACTTCTCATTATTTGTTTGAAAAAGAGCTTATTGAAGAAGCTCGTGATGATGACGAAGGTGGATTCATTGACTTTGCAGATGAAGAAGAAGGAATGGAAATTAAGTTCCGTGCAAGTAAGGTTACAAAAAATGGAATGGAATTTACAGAGTTCAAATCATTTGGATTTGAAGACCGTGATGACCCACTTGATAAAAAACTTCTTGAAGACGCAATCAGTTTTGATGAACTTCTTACAGTTCCAACTTATGAAGAAGCTGAAAAGATTCTTTATGGTGACGACGAAGAAGATGAAGATGATGACGATGATGAGCCAAAGTCTAAGAAGTCAAAAAAATCTAAGTCTTATGATGAAGACGATGAAGAAGATGACGACGAAGATGAAGAAGATGAACCAAAATCAAAAAAGTCTTCAAAGAAGTCAAAGAAAATCGAAGACGAAGATGATGAAGATGAAGATGAAGATGAAGATGAAGAAGAACCCGCTTCAAAGAAATCTTCAAAAAAGTCTAAATCAGATGAAGATGACGAAGACGATGAAGATGAGCAGGAAGATGAAGAACAAGCTCCGAAAAAGTCTTCAAAGAAATCTTCAAAAAAGTCTAAATCAGATGATGAAGATGATGAAGATGATGAAGATGAAGATGATGAAGATGAAGATGATGAGCCAAAGTCCAAGGCAAAGTGTGGTGGAAATTGTGAAAAATGTCCGCACGGTCATAAGTTTGGTGAAGATTGTGATGACTTCGATGAATGTGATGACTGTGATTTGTGGCCAAAATGCGTAAAAGCAAGTAAGTAAAATTATTTGTCGGGACTTCTATTGAGTAAAGGATGGTGCTCAATAGAAGTCTTTTTTTATAAGGAGATTGAAATGAAATTCAATCAGGTTCTTGAAAGATGTAAAGAAAAAGGAATAAAAATAAGTCGTGAAGGATTATATCTCGCCGGTTTGAAATATGGTTTCATCGAAAGAGATATTGATAGGAATAATATTTTTCATAAAGAAAAATTTGAAGAATGGTGTATGAAGAAGCTTGAGCCAATTCCAGAAGGTTATTGTACTGTTTTGGAATGTTCCAAGAAATTAAATAGACCTTTATCAACAATCTATTTCTTCATACATGCTGGAAATTTGGAAATGAAAAAAATGGGACTGAAAGGAGTAAAATATGTCAAAATCGAAGAACTTGAAAACTATATCAGAATCCGTAAGCACGGCAGTGAAGAAGGATATGGAAACTAAAAAAACTGAACCAATCTATTTTCAGTGCGGCTGTACTTTACTTGATAAAGTCATTGGTGGAAACAAAGGTGTATTTGGAGTTCCAGCAGGAAAGTTTATAAATATTGTAGGTGATAAATCTGCAGGAAAAACTTTCTTGAGCAATGAGTTTATTGCTTGGGCTCATTACAACATCGGAAAGAAATTCAGATGGGTTTATGATGACTGTGAATCAGGATATAGTTTTGATACTGAATCTATGTACGGATTTGAAATAATGCCGCAAGATGAAAAGAAAAGAGTTCATTCAGAAAATGTTGAAGAATGTTTCTGCAATATTTCAAAGTTTGCAAACGAACTTGGAAAAAATGAATGTGGAATTTATGTTGTAGATTCTCTTGACGGTTTGACTTCTTATGAAGATGATGAAAGAGCTGAAGAAAGAAAAAAGCAGTTTGAAGAAGGCAAAGGTGCAAAGCTTGATAAGGGAACCTATGCCATGAGCAAACAGAAATATCTTTCAAAGGAATTTTTCCCACAGCTTTGTTCAGAAATTGAGGAAAAAAATATTTTGGTCATCATTATTTCTCAGATTCGTGAAAATATCGATCCTGGAAGTTTTGAAAAATATTCTCGCTCTGGCGGAAAGGCTATGGATTTCTATGCTCATTCAGTTCTTTGGTTGGCTGGAGCAAAGAAGATTCTCAGAAAAGAAACTCCTGTTGGAAATGTTGTAAAAGCTAAAACAACAAAGAGCAAGACACCAAGACCATTCCGCGAATGTTTCTTTGAGTTTCTTTACGATTATGGACTTGATGACATCGGAACAAGCGTAGATTATCTTTTTGACTTGAGAACCGATAAAGGAGAACTCAATAAAAAAGCAGTTGCGATTAAATGGGACGGAGATAATGATTTTGATAAAAAATCTTTGAAAGAGTTCCTTGAAGAAAATGATTTGTATGAAAGATTTGAAGATTCAAAATATTATGACATGGATGGAACAGATGCCGACAATATGTTTGCTTTTATTCAGTCTAAGAAAGATTATAAAACAAAGTTCAATGAAAAATTTGGCGACACAATGACTCGTGATGAATTGATAACTTACATTGAAAAAAATAATCTTGAAGATGAACTCAGAACAAGAGTTGATAACAAATGGGAAGAGTTCGAGGACAGTATAAAGTCAAATCGAAAAGCTAGATTTTATGCGACACAGCCGGTATAATAATATTTATGATGTATTATATTTATTGCATAACAAACAATATAAATGAAAGAACTTATATAGGTCAACGAAAGTGTCCTAAAAGTAAAACCCCTGAAATAGATTTATATATGGGTTCAGGGGTTTTACTTCGTAGGGCTTTTGAGAAATATGGGAAAGAAAATTTCTCAAAGACAATTTTGGCAGTAACTGAGACCAAGGAAAATATAGATGTTTTGGAAAGAGTTTTTATTGCTATGTATAGAGCTGAAGGCGAAGCCGAATATAATATTGCCGATGGTGGTGAAGGTTTATCTTCAGATTGGTGGGAAAATAATCCAGAAATTAGAAAAAGTCATAAATTAAATATTAAAAAATCTCATAATACATCTGAATATAAATTAAAAAAATCACAACAAATGAAGGGGTAAATAAAGGTATACCTAAACCTGAAGGTTTTTCAGAAAAATTAAGGTTGGCTAATTTGGGAAAGAAAGCATCAGAAGAAACTAAAAGAAAAATGAGCGAATCTCATAAAGGTATGATACCTTGGAATAAAAATGGTCATCATTCTGAAGAAACAAAAGAAAAAATAAGAAAACATAATTTAGGTAGACATCATTCTGAAGAAACAAAAAAGAAAATGAGAGGTAGAACACCTTGGAATAATGGACTTATTATGAGTGAAGAATTTAGAAAGAAATTAAGCGAATCTCATAAAGGTTATAAATGGTCGGAAGAAAGCAAAAGAAAATTATCTGAAACTAATAAAGGGAGGCCTAGTGGTATGAAAGGTAAACACCATTCTGAAGAAACAAAAAAGAAAATTAGTGAAAAATTAAAAAAATAGAATTGTTTCTGAAGAAACTAAAGAAAAATTATGTGAAAAATCCAGATTGCAATGGGAAAGACAAAGGGGGAATAATGTTTGTCATTGAGCGTGAAGGTCATTTAGGGTTCTGGTGGAGCGGTGAAACAACTTTATTTGTTGAAGAAGGGGCTGGAATATTTCCTTCACGCTCAGCTTGTTTGGAATATCTCAAGAAGTTTCATTCAGAGGATAGGGCTATTGAGATAGTAATGATGATTAAGAAAAATGGTGGCAAATCCATTTTGAGTTTTTAGTAGACATTTGATGGTAATTTACAGATGTGATAATTGTGAAAAAGAGGTTTCTGAATTGAATCGCTTTACAATAATATATCGTCATAAAAGAACCAATGGTGAATCTGAAAGTTATGGTCCGGAAAGAAATATGGACCGCGAGATGGAATTGTGTCCAGAGTGTACAAAAGAATTATTATATAAATATAAACTTAAGGTGAAATAATATGAAAGAAATGATATTCAATAAAGATGAATCGAAGTTTATTCAGGAATGTCTTCAGAATGAAATAATGTCTTTGAAGTCTGGACTTTGTTGTCAGGATATGGATACAACAAACAGAAATGCAAAAAGAGAAAAAGAATGCGAAAGGCTCATTAAAAAGTTTCAGAGAGCTGAGAAAAAAATAAAAGTAAGTTCAGCAAAAGGCAAAGGGCGCGGCTTACAATATTTTGTTTGTGAAAGAGTTGCCAAAATGTTTGGGATAGAGTTTGTTCAGTCAGATGATAATTGTTTGGTTCATTCTCGAGAAATGGGCCAAAAGGGGGTTGATATTATCATCAGAGGAGAAATCTATAACAAGTTCCCATTTGACATTGAGTGTAAGTCTTGTGAATCTCTTTCAATTCCAGATTGGATTCGACAAGCTAAAGAAAACAATAAAAAAGAGGACCGTGATTGGTTGGTAGTTTTTAAGAAACACACACTTGGATCTGAACCGTTTGTTATAATGGGTTGGGAATGTTTTGAAAAGATGATGATGAAAATCTTATAATAATACAGAGGATAAAAATGATTAAATCTTTAGAAATAAAGAATGTTCAAAGTCATAAAGATTCCAAGTTGGTTTTTTCTCCAGGTATAAATGCACTTGTAGGAACTTCTAATAATGGAAAATCTGCCGTACTTCGAGCGTTAATGTGGGCTATAACAAACAGACCACTTGGAACAGAAATTCTGCTTTCAAATTGGGCTTATGATTCAAAAGGAAAACAGAATGAAGAAATGTCTGTAATAGTTGAGAAAGAAAACTCAATTTTAATCAGAAGAAAAACAAAAACAGATAACGAATATGTTTTGGATGGAGAAGTCCTAGAAGCTATTAAAACTGATGTTCCTGAAAGTGTTAAAAAGTTCTTTGCACTTTCAGAAACTAATATTCAGAAACAGCAGGATGCCCCATTTTTACTTTCTCAGAGTTCTGGAAAGATTGCTGAATATTTTAACAGAATTGTTAGGCTCGACATTATTGATAAAGTCTTGACAAACGCTGAATCAACCAGAAGAAAAATGAAGAATCAATTTGAAACAGCTGAAGAAAATGAAAAGAATCTTCAGAAGAAATTGGAGCAATATGATTGGTTAGATTCAGTTGAAGCTCTTCTTGAAAAATACAAAGTTGTAAATGAAAAATGTGAAACACTTTCAGATGAAAAAGATGACCTTGAAAGTAGTGTAGAAAAGTTTGAAGAAATAAACAAAAGAAAGTTTCCAGACTTTTCAAAACAGAAAAAACTTATTCAGGAAATTGAAGATATAAATTCCAAGAATGAAGATTTAAAATTTGAATTTTATAATTTGAATGAATCTATTTCTGAATTTGAAAATCTTTCTGAGAAATCTGAATTTGATTTCTCAAAAGAAAAGAAACTTATTGAGATTATTGAAAATATGAATTTCGATAAGAGTGAGATTGAAAAGCTTGAAGAAGATATAAACAAATTTGAAAGTTCAGAAAAGACAATAAAAGGTTGTGTTGAAAACATTAAATATTTGAAGAAACAGTTGCCAGAGATTTGCCCATTTTGCGGAGCAAAGATGAAAGATGGTAAGTGTGTGGAGGAATAAAATGGAAATATTAGGGGATGATATTTTACTTGACTGTATTAACAACAGCGGCTATTATGAATATGAAGATGTAAATTTGGATGACCTTCCAAACGATAAAAGAATTTCGATAATTTTGGCAGGAGAGCTTCTTGCTTTGAGACCAGAATTGAAGAATCCAGATTCAAATTTGGTTTATATTCAGAAAACTATCTTGGAAACTGGAAAAGAAGTTTATTCACTTCCTTCAAAATCACTTTCAAATTTTTTAAAAGAACCGCCGTATACTGATTCAAGTATTTGGACATATTCTCTTGAAAAGAACAAACTCATGAAGAAAGTTTATAAAGGTAACGGAAGAGATTGGGAGAAGATAAAATGAAATGTGTTATAACTGCAGATTGGCATATTAGGTCGAATCTTCCTAGATGTAGACAAGATGAAGATTGGTTCAAAACTCAGGAAAGAGCTTTGAAACAGATAAGACTTTTTGCAAATAAAAATGATTGTCCAGTTTTTGTTGTAGGAGATATTTTTCACTCAATCGGTGAGACAAACTTTCAGTGTATCCAAATGATTCAAAAAATGGCAAGAAAGTTGGACAATGGTTTATATATGTTGGCTGGAAATCATGATTTGCCTTATCATAGTTCGGAGAATCTTGATAGGTCAGCAGTTGGTATTCTTTTACGTTCTTATGGTATTGGAAAAATAAAAGATTATTTCAACAACATCGAAATCGAGAATATTTCAGCTGCTAACTTTGATGAAGAAGATAACAAAGATGCAGAAATAGTTTTCAAACATGTTCTTTGTTTTCCAGATATGAAAAGCCTTCCACCAAATGTCGATGCTTTAACAGCTAAAGATTTGTTGAGTGAATTTCCAAATGCAAAATTTATATTCACTGGAGACATGCATAAAAATTTCCATTATGAGAAAAATGGGAGACATGTTGTGAATCCAGGCTGTATGTTGAGACAGGCTGTTGATTTCAAAGATTATCAGCCGGGATTTTATTTCATTGATACTGATAAAAATATTGTTGACTTTCAACTTATAATAGATGATGAGAAGTTTGTTGATGATTCATACATTCTAAGAGAAAAGGAAAAAGAAGAAAGAATTCAAGCCTTTGCCGATAAAATTGGAGAGGTTGAAAGTGTGTCCTTGGATTACATTGAGAATGTAAAATCAGCAATGATGACTTCTAAATTATCAGGAGAGCTTAAGGAAACAATTAATGAATTAGTGGGGATATAAAATGAAAATCTTAGAAAAATATTACAATAAGATTTATCGACACACAAATAAACTTCTTAAAAAGATTTTTAGTTTGAATGTTGAAGAATCTATGATTGAACTTTACAATCTAAAAAAAGAAATTCAAGGGAAAGTCGAAAAACCAATTGAAGAGATTACAACTGAAGATTTGATAAAAAATAAATTATCACTTCAGTATTGTAAATATCGAACCATTGACAAGATTTTGTCGGTACTTTCAGGTGCGGCTTTTATGAGTACATATTGTGATAATGATATAAAGGAGATAACAGATGAAAACTAGTGAAATGGAAAGAATTAAGGATTTAATTAAAACAGCCGAATTGGAGCAGGCAAAGGCTCAGGGCGCAAAGGATAACATCAAAGCTGACTGGAAAAAGAAATATGGTTTTGAAACTTTGGAAGAAGCCAAAGAAAAATTGGAAGAGCTTTCTGCTGAAGTTGAAAAGAATGAAAAGAAAAAAGAAAAGTTGATGAACGAATTGAATGAATCTCAGGACTGGGATAAGATTGAAGAGGAACTTGAGGATTAAAATGAATTTTGAAAAAATTGAAAAATTATTTAATCAGTCAAAAGGAGCATACAGTCAGATTCAGAAATCTTTGAAAGAAACTATTGAATTGAAGAAGTATTCTGAAAAGAAATTAAAACTGATTGAAGAAGCACAAATTTTTCTTCAGACTGTGGCTCAAAGTACTCAGGAAAAATTAAAATTTCAGATTGAAGATATTGTAAATATAGCATTGGAAACTGTATTTCCAGATGAGTATGAATTCAAGATTGAGTTTAATGTCAGCAGAGGTAAAACTGACGCTGAATTGGTTTTCTTAGATAAGAGAACCGGACAGACAATAGACCCTATGGATGCTGCTGGCGGTGGAGTAGTTGATTTGACTTGTTTCGCTCTCAGAATATCTTCATGGGCTTTGGAAAACGGAACTGACAATTTAATAATCTTAGATGAGCCGTTCAAATTTGTGAGTAGGGATTTGGTTGAACGTGCTGGAGAGATTCTCAAAACTTTGTCAGAGAAAATGAAGCTTCAAATAATAATGGTCACACACATACCAGAATTTATTGATGTAGCTGATAAAGTTTTTGAAGTAAAGAAAAATGAAAAAGGTATTTCAAGAATAGTTGAAAGATAATATTGAAACATCGTCTATGCGACCGAAAACAGCGTAAAATCAGGGTGCAAAATAGTTTTGAGTATAATTATAGATTTATATTCAAATCACCCTGATTTTTTACATTTTGAGAAAAAAATAAAAAAATTATAAAAAAGTGCTTTACATTATTTGTAATAGATTGTATAATGTAATTACAAAGTTGAGGGAAACGACTTTGTAAGGAGATTTATATGAAAGAATTAAAATCTATTACATTGAGATTTCATGATTTTAGAGGTTTTCATGATGAAACAGTTAAAATTGGAAATGACTGTTTTATTGGTCATTGTGGTTCAGGAATAAGTGTTCTTGGCGAAAATGGTAAGATTACAAGAATTACTGAAAAATACATTTATTGCACAAGTGAAAGTGGTTCGGTTTTGAAATACGACGTTCAGAAAAAAGATACAATTGGTAAATGGAGAAAAAATTTTTATTTTATAAATCTCAATCATACTAGAGATTATAACGATAAAAATGTTTGTAAGATGAGACCGAGTGTTTGGAACTCTGAAAAGTGTGAACTTGAATATAAATAATTAGGAGAAAAAAATATGAAAGAGATTACTTTTGAAAGATTCGAAAAAATGATTAGTCAAAAGGCGTGGGAAGTTTCAAAGAAAACTGGTGTTGATTTTGAAGAATTGAAAGCTCAGGGGGCTCTGATTTATTGTAAAACTTTGGAAAGTTACGATGTTTCAAAATCTTCTTTTTCAACAATTTTGTACATAGCTCTTAACGGTTTGTATGAATATACATATTACTACAAGGGCGGCAACAAAAAGAATAAAAACGGTTGTGCTTCTTTAAGTGAGAAAGTTGAAAAAAGTATAATGGCGATGGAAGTAAATCCTTCATTGATTGATATTCTGACCTTGGCTAAAGAAAAGCTGAGCGAAGATTCATACAAACTTATTGAATGGATTTTGAATCGTTCTTGGGAATTTCAGGGAAAGCTAAAGCCTTGTATTACTATGGTGATGAATCAGTTTGGCTGGAATAGGAATTATTCAAAAGTTGTGTGGGCTGAATGCAAAGATTTTTGGAACAATTATGGTTGGGCAATTTACTGTTAATTTTACCAAAAGGATGTAGTATAATAAATCTATGGTAATTTTTGATGGTGAAAAATTAGTTGTCTCGTTGAATAAAAAATCATATAGGGAAGTATTGAAACTAGGAGAAGAATCCAAGGACTTCGAATACTTCCCTAGTATCAATTCTGTTGTCTTATCTCCAACAAAAAATATAGCTAGAAAATTGTATGAACTTGGTTATCATTTTGATGAATCTGCGAAAATATTCTTGACTGAGAAAAAATCAGAGATGAATTTCAAATCGATAGATGGTACAAAGGAATTATATCCGTTTCAAAAAGATGGCGTAAAACAAATGCTCAAAAGTGAGGATAATGTTTTGCTTGGTGACGAAATGGGGTTAGGAAAAACACCGCAAGCTGCTAGTTATTTGAGATGGGGAAAAAATACTTTTCCCGCCCTTGTAGTTTGTCCAGCTTCTTTGAAAGAGAATTGGAAAAAAGAAATTAAAACTTGGACAGGAAAAGATTCTTATGTAATTGAAGGTAGAAAAAGTGAGAAATTTTCAAAAGAGTTTTTGAAAAAATATCCTGTATTGATTATAAATTATGATATTCTTGGTCAAGACAATAAAGATGATAAGGAATACATGAATTCAATTAAAAAGAAAATTAAATCACTTGAGACCAGAGAAAAGAAATGCAAAGATGAAACTCAGAAACAAAACATCAGAAGAAAATTGCAAATGTATAAAGCCATAAAAAGAAACTTCAAAATAAAAGTTGATGGTTGGTGTGATGAACTTATAAAAATAAATTTTAATACAATAATAGGAGATGAGATTCAGTACATCTCAGGAGCGGATACAATAAGAACCAGAGCTATGAATCAAATTTGCTTTGCACTTTCAGAAGCTAAAAAAATATTTATATCTGGTACACCTTATGAAAATAAAACAGTTCAATTTTACAATTGTCTTCACATTCTGGACCCTAAAGAATTTTCGAATGAGTATAAATTCAAAATGAGATATTGTGACCCTGTTAAAGGGTTCTTTGGTTGGAAGTTTGAAGGACTTTCAAATGCGGAAGAGCTTCATAGAATTATTAGCAAGTTTATGATTCGAAGATTAAAGAAAGATGTTTTGAAAGATTTGCCGCCAAAGATTCGTTCTATAGTTCCTATGAAAATATCAGCTGCTGATAGAGAACTTTATGATGAATGTGATAGACAACTTGAACTTGCAATTCTTAACGGCGAGAAAAATGCTTTGAGTAAACTTGAAGCATTAAAACAGGCATCTTTCCAAGCTAAGAAAAATGCTATGATTCAATGGGTTAAAGATTATCTTGAAGTAAATGAAAAGTTGGTAGTGTTTATTTGGCATAAGGAAGCTTGTGATTTGTTGGAAAAAGAATTTGGAAATATTTCAGTATCAGTTACAGGAAAGACACCACCGAAAATGAGAGAAAAAATGAAGGAAGAGTTTCAAACAAATCCAAAAGTGAGATTATTTATAGGTCAGATCAAGTCTGCCGGAGTTGGTTTGACTTTGACAGCTGCAAGGGCAGTAGCTTTCTTGGAATTTGGAAATACTGCACCGGGAATGGAGCAGGCAGAAGACCGCGTACATCGCATATCTCAAACCGCAGATTCAGTTCTGGCTTATTATCTGACAATGGAAGATAGTATTGATGAACAGCAAATGATAGTTCTTAATAAACGAAATAAAGATTTGAAAAAAGTTATAGATGATAAAGATGAAGATTTGTTCTCAGAAGTAAAGGAAGAAGAATTCAACAAACTTATTCTTGATGAATACAAGAAGAAAAAGAACCTCAAAGCAGCTTAAAATCACTATTAAAAAAGTTTTAAAATTTTTTTTATTTTTTTTTATTAAAAAGTGCTTTACAAGAATTAAAATAGATTGTATAATGTAATTACAAAGTTGAGAAAAGACTTTGTAAGTGAGGTTTATATGGAAAATAAAGAACTTTTGAATGCAAGAAAATCAAAAAAGTTGGCTGAAGCTTTGACCGATAAAACTGTAAAAATTTTGAAGTATGGTTCTGAATATACAGTTATTACCGGAGAAGAAAAGATTCAAGATGCAGTTGATTGCGGTTGGGAAATTGTGGAATAAATAAGGTTTACTGGTTCCTTAAAAACCAGGAAGGATGGTAAATATGCACGGACTTATGAATTATGATTGGATGGTATCAGCTAAGGAAAGACCTTGGCATGGAATTGGAACTGTTGTAGAAGATGCTCCAACAAGTGACGAAGCTATTAAATTGGCAAAACTTGATTGGGATGTAGTACAGGTTCCAGTTATGGCAAACGGAGTTGAGATTCCTAATTATTTCTGCAATATGAGAAATGATGTGAATCTCCCACTTGGAATTGTAAAGGGAAGATACAAGATTGTTCAGAACAATGAAGCATTTGACTTCGTAGACAATATTATTGGAAACGATGAAATCGAATGTCATTATGAAACTGCTGGAAGTCTTTTCAATGGAAAAAAGATTTTCTTGTTGGTTAAACTTCCAAACAAAAATATTCTTGGTGATGATATTGAAAATTATCTTTTCTTTACAAATTCACATGATGGTTCTTCAGCTTTGACTGCTGGTCTTACAAACGTCAGAGTTGTTTGTAACAATACACTTCAGATGGCTTTGAAAGGTGCTCAGAGAACTTGGTATTGCAGACATACAGAAAGCATTACAAATAAAAAACAGCAGGCTCAGGAAGCTCTTGGCTTGGCAGTAAAGTATATCGATACCATGGAAGAAGCTGCAGAAAAAATGGCTCAGCAGAAAATTAATGAAGAAAAATTCTTCAGAAGATTGTTCGAAGCTGATTACATCAAAGGTCAGTGTGAAAAGAATAAAGAGTTGATTATTGAGCGCATTCACACAATCTACAATGAAAAAGATGACCTTCAGAACTTCAAGGGAACTGCGTGGGGCTTATACCAAGCAACTTGTGATTATGTTTCAAATGCAAAACCTTTTAGACAGACTGAAACGTACAAAGAAAATAAATTAAATAAATTCTTTGTAGGTGACCCAATAATTATGTCAGCTCAAAAGATTTTGATGGCTGCTTAAAAATAAATCCCTGATGAGAGAAATCTTGTCAAGGACTTTCTTATAATTTTATTAAGAGGTTTGAATATGACTTTTGGAAACTTAAAGAAGATGTTTGATATTATTAATGATGGTGGAGAAATTCTCGTTATGGAAGATATCGCTGAAGGATTGAGTGATTATGATGCTGAAAATATGTATGAAGTCGAAACAATTTCAAGTGAAAGTGATATATCAGATTGTATGAAATATTTTACAGAATCTAAATATTCATTATATATTTATGAAAAAGATAAGCCGTATTATGAATTGGAGAAACTAAATTGAATAAAATTGCAGTTGTAGATTTGTCATGGATTATGCACAGATACAGACATGCTCACGAAGAGCTTTCTTGCATAATCGATGGAAAAAGAGTTCCTACAGGTCATATTTATGGAACCTATACTTTCATTAAGGATTTGAGCAGTAAATACAAAAGAGTTATTTTGGCAGTTGATTCAAACCCTACAATCAGAAAAGAAATATTGTCAAATTACAAGTCAAATAGACATAAGGAGATTAAAGATGAATTCACAGATTATAGGATTCATCAAGATGATGATGCAGTCATAACCCTTTGTACTTCTTTTGAAAATGTCTATTATATCAAAGAAGAAGGTTATGAAGCAGACGACATTATTGGCACTTTGATTCTCAAAGCCGATAACGATTGGGACTTTTATTTCCGCGACAACGATATTCTTCAAAATATTGGAACTTATAATCTTTGTGTATCATTCGAGAAGGATCTGACCCTGGGCGAAATTGTAGATATTCGAGAACACATCAAACGTAAATATGAATTGGATTTGGATTATCTCCCATTGCTTTGGAAAGTAATTAAAGGAGATTCAGGAGATTGCATTCCAATTGGTTTTGAAAGATTTCCTACAAAGATTCTGAAAGAGCTTTGCCTTGATGAAAGATTACACAGCAATTATGTTTCTTTTGATACTTGTGTTGACATTCTGACTTCATATAAAAATTACACCGGTAAGACGAAAGAAGCTATTGAAAAATTGAAAGATAAAAATAGTGATTTATACAAGAAATTGGAAATAAATTATAAATTGGTTAAACCGATGTATTTGGAAAAGATTAAAAGACAGAAGATGGAAGGAGACATCAGAAAAATATTTTCAAAGTTTAATATAAAAAATATTTGATTTTTAATGTAAAAATCTTATAATAAAGTAATGACATTTATATGGAGAATTAGAAATGAAAGGTGAAATTAATCCATTGTTTACCAATGATTGTGATGCAGGAATCTATTCTAAAAGTATGAGCCATCTTCAGTATGTGCCAACTATGAGAGAAAAGGTGTCTGCAGAAAGATGTTATAATACAGAAAAGTATGAACAATTGAAAAGAAAGATTAAAGAAACAGAGCTTCCGAAGGACATTCAAAAAATGTTACTTTTAGCAGCTACACGACACATTGTTTTCAATTACCAAATGTTGGCAGAATTTTATTCTCAGGCTGATAAGAAAGTGCAAGAGCTTATGGAAGAATCAGGTTTGGTTATTATTGATTTCGATGATGCTATGGAAAATGGTTTCGTTGAACTTACACAGACTTTGAAGGAATTAAGAAATGAAGCAGAAAGTATTACCGAATAACTTTGCGATATTTATTCTTTCGCATAAAAGACCAGAGAATCCAACATATAAAACTTTAATGAAATGTAACTATTCAGGAAAGTTTTATTTTGTTCTTGATGACTTGGACGAATCAATTCCTCAATATGAGAAGAATTATGGCAAGGACAAGCTCTTGATTTTTAGCAAGAAAGAAGTTGCAAAAAGAATAGATTTCATGAGCAATTGGACTATTACAGCAATCGATACTTATGCAAGAAATGCTTGTTTTGATTTGGCGAAAGAAATTGGGATTGATTATTTTCTTATTTTGGATGATGACTATGATTCATTCCGTTATAGATTTCCAAATGAAAAATCTGTCACTTGTTGGAATCTTACTGAAGCGATTAAAGCTTATCTTGATTATTTCATTAAACATGAGCAGATTACAACATTATGCTGGGCACAGGGCGCGGACCTATCTGTTGTGAAAAATGGAGAAACAAAGAGAAAAGCGATGAATGCTTTCTTCTGTTCAACAGATAGATTTATCAGTTGGATGGGGCAGATGAATGATGACGTAAATGCCTATACCAGATACAATCAATTAGGAAAGATTTTTATCACTTTCCCATTTGTTCAGTTGAATCAGGAGCCTACTCAAACAACTGGCGGTTCTGCTGGAATGTATAAGGAAATTGGAACTTATCAGAAAAGTTGGTACAGCATTCTTCAGTGTCCATCTTTTATAAAGATTTCAACTTTTTCTAAAGGTTTCAGAATGAGCAAATATAGGATTCATCATAAAATAAACTTCAAATTTGGAACTGCTCAGATTATAAGTTCAAAATACAAGAAATAGGAGAAAAGAATGAAAATTGCAATTGTTGGAACAGGATACGTTGGTTTGGTTACTGGAACTTGTTTCGCTGAAATGGGAAACAATGTAACTTGTATTGATATAGATTCTAAAAAGATTGAAAGATTGAACAACGGAGAATCTGTCATTTATGAGCCTGGCTTGGAAGAAATGATAAAAAAGAATATGAATGAAAAAAGATTGACTTTTTCAAATTCTTTTGAAGATTCAATTCCGGGCTCAGATATTTGTTTCATTGCCGTAGGAACTCCGCCGCTTGAAGACGGTTCTGCAGATGTTTCTTATGTACTTTCAGCTGCTAAGAGTATTGCGAAAAATATGGATAGGCCAATGGTTATTGTGGATAAATCTACAGTACCAATTGGAACAGGTTTTGAAGTAGAAAAAATTGTGAAAGCTAATACAGAATATGCTTTTTCAGTAGTGTCAAATCCAGAGTTCTTAAAAGAAGGTCAGGCGATAAATGACTTTATGAGACCAGACAGAATCGTTATTGGTTCAAGTGTGGAATGGGCAAAGAACAGAATGACAGAACTTTATTCACCATTTGTAACAAACGGTCATAAAATTGTTTATACAGATGTTATTTCTGCAGAAATGATAAAGTATGCCGCAAATGCTATGTTGGCAACAAGAATTAGCTTCATTAATGAAATTGCAAAATTGTGTGATAAAATTGGTGGAGATGTAAAAGCGGTTCGAGAAGGAATCGGACTTGATTCAAGAATTGGAATGAGTTTTCTCTATGCTTCATGCGGCTATGGTGGTTCTTGTTTTCCAAAAGATGTAAAAGAATTGATTCAAGTTGGAAGAAGAAATGGGATTGAAATGAAGATTGCAAAATCAGTTGAAGATGTAAACTACAACCAGAAAAATCTTATGTTTGAAAGAATCTGGAAAAAGTACGGACTTGACAATTTGGTTGATAAACAGTTTGCAGTTTGGGGATTGGCTTTCAAAGCAGAGACAGATGATGTCAGAGAATCACCATCACTCTATCTTGTAAAAAGTCTGATTGGTTTTGGGGCAAAGGTAAAATGTTATGACCCTAAGGCTGAAGAGAATTTCAAAAAATATTTTACAGAAAAAGATTTGGAAAATATTGAATTCTGTGAAATGGAAGAAACTCTCAAAGATTCAGATGCACTTGTAATAATGACTGAATGGAGACAATTCAAAAATATAGATTTTGAAAAATTGGATTTCAAATCTAAAGTTATATTTGATGGTCGAAATATCTTTGAACCTGAAAATATGAAGAAGCTTGGAATTGAATATCATTGTATTGGAAGAGGAGCAGTGTGATGAAAACAGTTCTTGTTACTGGTGGTGCAGGTTTCATTGGTTCAAATCTTTGTAAGAGATTACTTGAAGAAAATTGTCATGTAATTTGTCTTGACAATTTTTATACAGGAAAGAAAAGAAATATTGAAGAGTTATTAAAAAATGGAAATTTTGAATTTCTTTCTTGTGATGTAAAGGAACTTTACGATTGGCATTTGGACATAAGAAGTAGTGCAGAGATTGATGAAATCTATAACTTGGCTTGCCCTGCTTCTCCAGTTCACTATCAAAAGGATAACGTTTTTACATTTATGACAAATGTAATTGGAATGCAGAGAGTTCTTGACGTTGGTCTAAAAAATGATGCAAAGGTTCTTCAAGCTTCAACAAGTGAAGTTTATGGAGATGCTCAGATTCATCCACAAAAGGAAGATTACTGGGGAAACGTAAATCCTGACGGAATACGAAGCTGCTATGATGAAGGTAAAAGAGGAGCAGAAACCCTTTGTTTCGATTATAACCGACAATTTGGTTCAAGAGTGAAAGTCGTAAGAATCTTCAACACTTATGGTCCGGGAATGAGTCCTGATGATGGTCGTGTTGTAAGTAATTTTATAATCCAAGCTCTTAAAGGAGAAGATATTACAATTTACGGAAATGGAAGTCAAACAAGAAGCTTTCAATATATCGATGATTTGATTGATGGATTCTTGGCTATGATAAAAACGAAAGATGATTTCCTTGGGCCAGTAAATATTGGAAATCCTGGAGAATTTACAATGCTTGAATTGGCAGAGAAAGTTCTGAGATTTACTAAGAGCAGTTCAAGATTGGTTTTCAAAGAGCTTCCGAGTGATGACCCTAAACAGAGAAAACCTGACATTTCGTTGGCTAAAGAAAAATTAAATTGGAGCCCTAAAGTTGATTTGGATTCTGGTTTAATTAAAACTATTGAATATTTCAAATCATTATGAACTTTATAAAATTATTTGAAGATTATCATGTCCCTGCGGTTCCAGATAAAAGAGGACCGTGGGTAAATATTGACTGCCCATATTGTGATGAAAAAGGTCATTATAATATGGGCTTTAATTGTGCCGGAGATTATTATCATTGTTGGAAAACTCCGCATGCATTTCCGATTAAAAAAGTATTAAGCGATGTCTTAAATGTTCCAATGAATTCTCTTAATGAGATTTTAAGCGGCTATGAAGGCGCAGCTAATTTATCTAAAAGATTTATTAAAAAATCCAAAGTAAATAAAATTGAACTCCCAACAGATACTTTTACACCAGCTGAAAGAAAATATTTGAAAGCAAGAGGATTTTCTCCAAAATATCTTCACGAAAAATATGGACTTGTTGGCGGCGGAATAAGCGGCCGATGGAAGTTTAGAATAATTATTCCAATTTATTATAACGGTCAATTGATGTCATGGACTGGTCGAAGTATTTTGTCAAAAAAGAAATTGAAGGAATTAAAAATTGTTCGATATAAGAATCTTTCAATTGAAGAATCGGTAAGAAATCCAAAGGAACTATTTTTTAATCTTGATAATTGTAAAGGCAAAGAAGTAGTTTTGACAGAAGGTTCTTTTGATGTTCTTAGATTTGATGGCAATGCAATTTGTAGCTTAGGAACAGAACTTACTGAAGGTCAGATAAGTTTACTCTCAGAAAGATTTGAAAAGATTTATATATTATTCGACAATGAGCCGGAAGCTCAGGAAAAGGCACATAAATTTGGAATGCAGCTTTCTTCAATTGGTCTAGATGTAGAAATAGTTGATGCTTTTGGAGATTTTGGAAAAAATGACATGGGTGAATGTACTCCAGAAGAAATTCAACAAATAAAAAAAGAATTAAAAATTTATTAAAAAGTGCTTTACAAACATTAAAATAGATTGTATAATGTAATTACAAAGTTGAGGGAAACGACTTTGTAAGGAGATTTATATGGAATTGATTAAGAAGTCTGAAAGAAAAACAAAGATTCAGGATGCTTTTAATACTTGGAAGCAGCTCGGGGCTACTTTTGAAAATGAAGGCAGATTCATGAAATGGAAAGAAATGTCAAATGGTCGCATGGCTGTAAAATTTGATGTTTATAAAGTTCGAGTTGTAAATAAAGATTTTAATATTGATTCAACTTTTTATGTTTTCTCAGATACTCTTGATAGATTGGCTTTCAGTGATGATAAAGTTGATTGGCAGGAAGTTTGTAATTGGCTCAAGGAACATGGATATAAGTCTGAAAAGAAATTCTATATTGAAGAACAAGGTATGACTGAAGAAGCTTATGAAGAATGGTGTAATGCTTAATTAATAGGAGATGAATTATGAAGAATATACCAGTTATTGTTAAAGTTAATTTTGAAACTTATAAAGTGAACGGTTATAACATTTATGCTACAAAGAATCCGTTTAACGCTTGGCAAGTTTTTAACAACGGTAGATTTGTTGCCGATAACTTGAGTTTGAAAGAAGCTAAGAAACAGATGATTCAAATTAAAAATGAATTGATTGTTTCTAAAGTAGGAGGAATAATTATGGAAAAGAAGTGTTGTATTTGTGGGAAAACTTTTACTGAACATGCAAACAATGCAGAACCGATAAGAAAAGGAATTTGTTGTGATTTCTGCAATATGAGATTCATTATTCCAGGAAGAGCTACACCGGGAATTAGTTCTTATGAGATTGTTAAGAATCCAAAAGAGTGGAGAGAATTAAAATCGAAACTTGAAGAAAGAGATTTTGAACAGACTTCTCATTATAGCAGTAATGGTGAAATTCAATGTTTTCAGCATCCAGGAACTGGAGAGAAAGTGTTGGTTTTCGCAGTATAATCTTATAATAATAGTGAGGTGGGAAAATGAAAATTATTAAAAAGGGAAATGTTTACAGAAAGGCAAGTTGGTTCAAAGAGAATGAAAAAGATATTTATACATTAGGTTGTATTATTGTTGGTTTTCTTTGTTTTGTAGTAGCTATGTTAATCAGAGGTTAATATGAAAAAGATTTTAAATGATTTAGCGGTAGGCCTTTTATTGTTTGTTGTATTCTTTTTTCCGATAATTCTTTATACAAAATTAATTGTTGATTTTGAAGAATTAGAAAATGAATTTGCGGTTGAAAGAGTTGTAAAAGATAAAAAGATTGAAGAGCTTGAGAAAGAAATCAGAATATTAAAAACCGATATAGATGTTATTTATTATGGTTTTGAAAAAGGAGAATAACTATGTTTGAAAATGAGAAACAAGAAGATTATATGGGAATGATTTCTTGGAGTAGAATTAGTTGTGGAAGTGCAAGACCGCATTTTGGAACGGAAGTTAAAACTTCACACCCGATTCTCCTTGAAATTAGTACTGCAAAGGAAAGTCGAGAATTGAGCCACAATTGGTATTTTGCAGATAAAAGAATTATTGAAGTTGAAATGTCACCTATTCAGTGGGCGGAGTTTTTAACTTCAGGGAATACAACTGGTGTTCCTTGTACTCTAAAATGGCAAGTTGGAAAAGGTTTTATGTCAGAGCCTAAAGAAACAACAATTGAAGAAGATTACAGCAAAGAAGTTAATGAAGCATTTAGCAAGTTTGATGATTCTTTTGATAAAGTTGCAAAAACTCTGAAAGAGCAGATTGAAACAAATAAGCCAATGGGAAAGAAATCACTCGAAGAACTTCTAAGACGGGTTGAAATCTTAAAAAGTCTTGCCACTGGAAATATTAAGTTCGTAAAAGAATCTTTCAAAGAAGATATGAGCAAAATTGTTACACAGGCAAAAGCAGAGTTCAATGCTTATGCTGAAAGTCGTATTCATGAAATCGGAATTGAAGAATTGAAAAAGGGAAATGTAAGTTTCTTGGAAGATAAAAAAGAAAATCCAGAGGAATAATATGAAACAGTCAAAATGTAAGATTTGTGGAAAATATGAAGTTCGTCAAAAAGAAGTGAAAAGCGTAAAAATATTTGATGATGTGGAAGTAGCCGCTTTTCACATGTGGAAGTGGTGCAGATTGAAAAATAATTGGTGCCGCTGTGTAGCTGGAAATTGTGGAGCTGTAGTTGAGAAAACAGAAAAGAATCTGGAAGGAGAAACAAATGAAATCTTGTAATAAAATGGGCTTTGGATTCAAAATGACAATGATTGATGAATTGCCTGATTTTGATGTGAGAGCTAAGAAGTTCAAAGAAGCTGTTTTGAAGGCTGAAAAGAAATATGGAGTTTCAATTCAAGCCGGTTATATAAATTCTTGGGACGATGGCGAGAATCTTCTCATTCAAGAATATAATGATTGTGAAGTTATAAATGAAGTATATTTCAACACTTTAGAAAAACAATTATAGGCAGCCGAAAACAGCTGTTGGTGCGATTTATTTTAACATTTAGTATAATTTTATTAGGAGAATAAAATATGAAATTTTCTACAATTTGTAAGATATTAAGAAGAATTAGTTCAATTTCAGGAACAAACGAAAAGATAGCTTTGATTAAAGAATTTGAAGCTGATGACTTAAAAGAAATTTATAAATGGCTTTTCGATAATTCAAGAATCTCCGGTATTGCTGAAAAGAAATTTGAAAAAGATTATGGATTTGAATTAGCTGGAGATTTTACAACTTGTGACCAGAAAACTATCGTTGATGTATTCAGATATTTGGATAATCATCACACAGGGTCTGGTAAAGATGTCATTGAAGTAAAAGATTTAATGGAAAAAATTTGTGCAACAGATGAAGAAAAAGAAATTTTCAAGAAAATTGTTTGTAAAAATCTTCCATTAGGTGTAGATTCAAAAACCATAAATAAATGTTTCCCAGGGTTAATTCCAACTTTTGATGTTTGTCTTTGTGATAAATATTACGACAGACCTGAACTTGTAGATGGAAAAAGGGAATTTGCAATTTCTACTAAAATTGATGGTTGTAGATGTATTGCTATAAAAGAAAATCGAACAGTGAGATTAATTTCAAGACAGGGAAAACCTTGGTTTGGGTGTAAAGAAATTGAAGAAGCTATCAGAGAACTTCCGATTGATAATTTTGTTTTCGATGGCGAAATCACAATAAAAGATTTTATGAAATATCCTTCAAAAGATGTTTATAAAATGACTACAAAAATTATCAGCACGAAAGACGAAGAAAAGAAAGGAGTTTGTCTGAATATTTTTGACGGAATGCCGCTCAATCAGTGGAATGAAAAAAGATGTCCGGATAATTATTCTCAAAGAACAATAAAACTTTTTGGAATTTCACAAAGAAATGATTCAGATGCATTAAACTTCTTGGAAGATATTTATACAGGAAAAGATGTTTCAAAAATTGAAGAATTAATGAAAGGAGTTGTCCGTGAAGAAGATTGGGAAGGATTAGTCATCAAGTTCACAGATTCTCTTTATGAATGGAAAAGAAGTAAAAATTGGTTGAAGGTGAAAGCCTTTGATGAAATGGATTTAATCATAAAAGATGTCGAAGAAGGAACAAATTCAAATAAAGGAAGACTTGGAGCATTGATTTGCGAAATAGAACATTCGAAGCTTGGACACATTGAAGCCAAAGTTGGTTCTGGATATTCAGAAGATGAAAGAATCAGATTTTGGAAAATTAAAAAGGAATTGATTGGAAGAGTAGTTTCAGTTCAATATTTTGAACAGACAGAAAATACAACAACAAAAATAAAATCTTTGAGATTCCCTGTATTTTTGGAACTTAAAGAAGAAGGACAGGAACCTAACAATTAAGGAACTTAAAGTCTTATGAAAAGAACTATAATGAGAATGAATGAGCTTTCTCTCGATGAAAGAGATTTAATCGATAAGTTAAACAAGATAAATAAAAGAATCGTTGGTGACGATAATATCAGCTTGTGGAACGTCGCAAAAGCGTATTTGAATAATAGAATACCAAGGGATATTTTAGATAGTACCAAAGATGAAATAATTGCTGTTTTGAAAGAAATAAATAAAAATGGATAAAGAATTAAAAGAATATAGGAAAAAGATTGGTGCTGAAGAATACAGAAAAGAATATCATAGACTATATTCAGAAGCCAAACAACACAAAGAAAGATATTCAAAATTGGAATATGAAAACTCAAAAGAAAGAATAAACCAGATAAAAGAAAAATATAAAAACGGTGTGACCCCTGAGATTCTAGCTGAATTTATTAAAAATATATAATTATCCTATAGTGTTTTTAGTTAATTTTTACTAGTCAATTAAACAAAAATGAATTAAAATTAAATAAAATTTATTCAAATTTGGATGGAAAATATGAATAAGAAAGCTAAAAACTCACCAATGGTAATGAAAAACCCCACACTCCCCGAGCAGCCTACTGAATATATTTCAAGTAAGGAATTAACAATTACAGAGGCAAGAAGATTACTTCCAGAAAATATGAAACATTTGGACTTGAATCCAAGGGAATACAAATTTCTGGCAGTATATTGTTCAAATAATTTCGATGCAATAGATGCAGTTCAGAAAGCAGGATACGTAGAAAGAACCAATGCAAAATACAGAGCTATCGCATACAGTTTACTTCAAAGAAAAGAAATAGTTGAGGCAATAAAAATATACATAGATTTAGTGATTCAGCCATATAAAGACAGACTGGAACTGGAGCTTCTTAATGTTTACTACAGAAGAGCTATGTACACAATCGATAAATTCTATGATAACAGCGGTAATCCTTTACCATTAAAAGAAATAGACAAGGATTATATATGCTGTATAGACGATATAAAATATGTAAAAATAACAGGAACACAAACTGTAATATCGGCATATCAGCTTCCAAACAGAGATGCCGCATTAAATGCTTTATACAGATTCGTAACTGGACAAGATATAACACAAACAAATGACCTTCCAGAAGATGCAAAAAAGAAGATTCAAAACATATACCAGACTGTAATAAAAACAAATAAAATTACAGTAAAACCAAAGGAAATAAAAAAGAGGACAGAATAAATGAAAGAATTAAAATATATAATAATGTGCTGGATTTTAAGTTTTCTCATATATGGATTAATAAGGTTATGGACTAGAAAACATAAAAACAAAGAGAATGATGAAGAGTAGGGAAAGTATAGAAAAAGGAATGAAAAAGGGCCAAGTAAAATAAAAGAAAAAATAAATGCGTAGGAAACTGTCCAAATGTCTGAAAAAATTGGACAAAAATCTTATAATAAAATCAGGAGCAAACATAAATGCAAATCAAGATTAAGAGAATTAAGAATGGTAAACTGCCAGAATATAAAACACAGGGAAGTGTTGGTGCAGATTGTTATGCAAGAATCACAGGAAGATTGCTTTTAGGACCAGGAGAAACATATACAATCCCACTTGGCTTCGCAGTAGAGATTCCAGAAGGATATGAAATGCAGATTCGTCCGAGAAGCGGCTTAGCTTCTAAGAATAAAATCAATATCATATTAGGAACAATAGATTCAGATTATCGCGGAGAAGTTGGAGCAATATTTTGGAATTGCGGTAATAAAGATTTTGAAATTAATGATGGGGATAGAATAGCTCAGATGGTTATTTGTCCAGTAATAAAAGCTGAATGGTATTTGACAGAAAATCTTTCAGAAACAGAAAGAGGTGAAGGCGGCTTTGGTCACACCGGGGTTTCTGAAAATAAAGAAATTGAAATGAGTTATTCACACAAGGTTGAAAAGTTTTATGAGCCTTTTAGAAAAATGTATGAAGTGCAGGGACTTATTGGAAAAGAAGTAATTGTTGATAGAGCATACAAAGCAACTTTCACCCGGATTACTGAAACTGGGCTGAATGTTTCTGTTTGCTTTCGCATAATTGGAGCTACAAGAGCGGATGTGGATTTGAGCAGTATTTTCTCCAGAGATGTAAAGATGAACATTGTTACAGCTTTTGAAAGAGTTACCATTGATGGACATAGATTTGGAAAGGAGATTGAGTTTGAAGGATAAACTTTTCAAGACCTTTACTGATGAAGAAGTGAAAGCATATTATCATCGGAGATATGAAAGAGATAGGGAAAAAATGTTGGAATATCAAAAGAAATATTATGAAAAACATAAAGAAGAAATAAAAAAGAAAGCCGGAAATAGATATAAAATCAAATGCGGCTTGAAGGAAGAAGTATGACAACAGTTGAAGTGAGAAGTTTAACAAGTGAAGATTTGAGAGAAATAAGGATTGAGGAACCAATTAACAAAACTTTCAAAACTTGGTATGAATTATTTGTAAAAAGAACTAACAGAGAGCCTACATTGATTGATGTGTTTTACGCTGGTTATGTTTTATCAAATCCTAACGTAAGAGATTTATTCAGAATCTTTAATAAAAAGGAGAAAAATTAAAATGATACTTCTTAAAATAATATTGTTAGTGATTGGATTTATTATCGGTTCACTTTGGTTGACAGTTCTCATAGCTGCTGGTGTAAAGATGGGACTGAAAAATTATTTCGATGAATCTTCAAAAGGAGGAAGACAAAATGAAAGTATTTGAATTTGCCGGAGTTATCTTTAACGCAGATAACGTTTGTACAATTCAGAAAGTAAATCTGAAAGGTGAAGAAACAGACAAAGAAAGTGGAGAGAAAATCCCTACATCTGTTTCAGGATTTCAGATTGTAACAATTGCTGGTGGAATGAATTTCACATTCAAGACTGCTGAAGAAAGAGATGAGAAGTTCAAGGAGCTTCTTAAAGGATTGGAGAATCTTTAATGATTGTAAAGAATAAATGGAATGGCGGCTTATATGAAGTCGTAGATGATTCCAAAAATGAAATTATACTGAAGAGGTTATCTGACAACGCAACTCTTACAATCGCCAAGTCAGAATATACTTTTTCATATAAACCTTCTCCAAAAACTGTTGAAAAATAGTTTTCCTCTCCTTGGGTTGTTTTCCCTTCCCACCCACAGCCTAAGGAGAGTTTTTTATTTTAGAGCTTTAAGCAAAAAACATAAACTTAATATAAAGGAGGTAAGAGCTATGAGCGGAGCAATTGGAAACTTTTTCAATAAAATTTGGGTAAAAGTTGTTGGTTGGATAATGATTATCATTGGCGTAGTCATCCAGATTCTTGGCGGAACAAGCGTTGGCGAAATTAGTCAGGTTGTGGAACTTGTCTTTGGTATCATCCAGGCAATCGGTTTACTCATCATCGCAATTGGAAAGTTGCTTCAGAAGAAAGCTACAACAAACAAGTAAATGTTGCTGCTTCAAAAAAACTAACGGCCATTGGTTTTAGCCTCCACCGTAAAAAAGTGGAGGTTTTTTTTATTTACTAAAAAATAAAAAATGAGTTATACTTGAAAACATGGATGGAAATAATTTTGAAATTAATGAAGAGTTTTTGAAGTTGGTAATAGACCAGCCGCACTATTTAGGTTGGCTTATGGGAAAAGATAAACTGACACCACTTCATTCTGAATGGATAAAATATTGTTGGGATAGTAATGAACCAAGGGCCTTACAAGCTTTTCGTGGTGGTTACAAATCTACAGCAATTGATACAGTTGGTTGTGTCAGAAACTTCTTAGTAAATCCAAATGAACGTATTGCACTCATAAGAAAGTCATATCAGGATTCATGTACAATCGTAAGTGCGGTTAAACAGGCGATGGAACTTCCTCAGATAAAGAAGTTGTTTGAAGTTGCTCATGGATTTACGCCTAAAGCTACAATGGCCAAAGAAGGAAAATTGAGATATAATTTCAAAACTACAATCACACCTGAAGTCAGTCTAACAGCACACGGTCTTGAAAGTTCTTTGACTGGTATGCACTATGATAGGATTATTTGTGATGATATTATTACAATCAAAGACAGAATCTCAAGGGCTGAAAGAGATAAGACAAAAGAAATGGTGAACGAAATCGCCACAAACATTATAGACCCAGGGAAAGGAAGTATTTGGATTGGAACACCTTGGCACAGAGATGATGCATGGAACGAAATAAATAAATTTGCCGATATAGCAATGTACCCTTTGAGCAAAAATAATTTCTTAGGGGAAGAAGCAGCTGAACAGAAAAGAAAAACAACAACACCATTCTTATATGCGGCAAATTATGAATTGGAAATTAGAAAAGATGAAAGTTCATTATTCACTGACCCTAAAATGGCAGAATATTGGGATTATTCAAGAAGAGCTTTCGCACATGTTGATGCTGCTTTTGATGGAGACCACTATTGTGCAATGACAATCCTTTCGCCTTTAGATAATAACGACCCTGTACTAGCTAAGAAATTCCAAGGGGTTGGTTTTGCTTATCCTGGAAACGTAAAGGCTTGGGTAAAAGAAATCGCAAGATATTACAGAAAATATAAATGTCAATATATCTACTGCGAAACAAACCCTGATAAAGGTTACTTGGCAAATCAACTTCAGAAAGAAGGTTTGAGAGTAAGAACTTATGCAGAAAGTGAAAATAAACATATTAAAATTTCAACCAACTTGTATGAATATTGGGAAAAGATTCAATGGTCACCAGATACTGACCCTGAATATTTGAATCAGGTTCTTGACTACAGAGAAGGAAGTGAACCTGATGATGCTCCAGATTCTTGTGCAAGTCTTATTCGTGAAGTTTGTAAACCACATAAGGCTAAAACAAGAAGCCTTTATGAATGGTAAAAATTAAACTTTTCTTTTTTCATTAATTAGTTTATTATGAGACTAAGAGGAGAAATGTTATGTGGAAAATATTTGCAATTCTTAGTCTTATTTTGATTATCACTGTCGTAGTTCTCATCTTAATTATCAAACACAAAAACAAAGATATTGAATCCCTCAAATCTGAAAATGAAACTTTCAGAAATTCTTATGAAGAATTAAATAATTCATATACAACATTAAATAAGGAGATGGAAATTGAAAAGAAACACAATCAAGAGCTTGCGAAAAAGCTTGCTGATATTTCTTGTATGTCTATCGATGATGTTATGCATCAGCTGCAAGACAACAACAGTAATCGAAAAGACAACATATAAATGTCCGGATATAAATTGGCCTGAGTTTCCTGAAGTAGGTGAATATGAAAAAACCAGCAATGGAAAAATAGCAATTGATGAAGATTACTTCAGAAGATTGCTTGTATTCAGAACTTTTTATTTCGATGAAAGAGATAAATATGAGGAAAAGAAAAAATTAATAGAGGAGATACAAAAATGAGTTATAATAATGCAGAACCAAAGCCTTTAAAGTTTTTACACTCAAATGGAAAAATGGTTGATGATGAAGGTAATGTAATCGCCGATTCACCTACATTAAAAGATTTTTATGACCAGGCTGCTCCACAGGTGCAGAAATTTTTGCTTTCAGATGGTTCAGTTGTAGATGAAAACAATAATCTGATTATTAAAAATGATTATTATAAAAAGATGTATGACCAGGCAGACCCTAAGGTCGCAAAATATCTTCATTCAGATGGAACTGTTGATGAGAATCCAAGTGGGGTATAATTATGGATGATATAAGAATCAAAAATATAATCAAGAATGACGGTTGGAAAAATCTCTTCACAGGTCTTGGTGGAAAAGCAGATAAGAAAACACATACAAAAGCAAGACCTGATGGATTCCTTTTGGATGCTGAACTTGAAACAATTTATGCCGATGATGGTTTAGGAGCAAATATTATAGACTTCTTACCTGAAGACATGATGAAACATGGTTGGCATTATGAGTTTAAGAATCAGAAAGAAGGATTTGAAGAATTATCAGATGAATATGATGCATTTTTTGCTCATATAATGGCAATTGATAAATTAACAAATGCTCTTAAATGGGCAAGACTTTATGGTGGCGGAGTTCTTTTGATTGGAGCTTTTGATGGAAATGAACTTAAAGAACCATTAAATATCAAAAGAATAAAAGATTTTGAGAATCTTAAATTCATTCCAAGAAATAACATCATGTATGGAACAATTCAGTGGCAGATGGACCCTACTCAGGAAAGATACGGACTTCCTGAGATTTACCCACTGACATTTAGGATTGGTCGAGATTTTATTGTAAAAGAAGTTCATTGGACAAGAATTATTGAACTTCACGGAATTGAGATTCCAACTTCACAATCAAGTTTGATTCCACCTGATTATCGTTATTGGGGACTTTCAGAGCTTCAGAGAGTTCAGGACAAATTGAAAGATGTCGCAGGAGCTTTTGGTTCTCTTTCAAATATGCTTCACGAACTTTCAATTGGAAAATACAAGTTCAGAGATTTAGCTGACATTCTTGCAGCTCCAGATGGAGATAAATTAATTCAGAAAAGATTACAGAGCATGGACCTTTTGAAATCTACATTTCATTCATTGATTATGGATGTTGATGAAGATTTCATTCGAGATAGTGCAACATTTGCTGGAGTACCTGAAGTGATGTATCAGTTCTTCATGTTAATTTGTTCAGCAAGTAGTTATCCAATGACAAGACTTTTTGGAATTTCTCCAGGCGGATTAAATTCTACAGGTGATGGTGACACATATCGTTATTATGACAAAGTTGAGTCAGAACAAAAAAGAAAGCTTCTTCCGATTCTTGACAGATTAACATACATCTATTCAGAATGGAAAAATATTGAGAAACCAAAGATTGTTTTCAACCCAATTGAACAGATGACTGAAAAAGAACAGGCTGAAATTGATGAGAAGAAAGCGAACACAGAAAAGAGAAAACAGGAAACATATCAGGGTTATATTGATATGGGAATTATGACACCAGAGATTGTCGAGGAACTTGAGTTCGGAGATACTCTCAAAGAAATAGCAAAAAAAGTTGGTGGTTCAAAAGAATCTGAAGAACTCCCACCAGTAAGCGAGGCATAAAAATGGAAAAATTGGCTGATGGATTGAAAGAGATTTTAACAAGTGCAAACGCTTGGATGTTTCTTTTATTTTTAGCGTTTGCAATTTTTGTTCTTGTAAAAATGAGCAAATCTGGTTTAATCTCTTTCAAAGGTAAAGGGTTGAGAATTGGTTCCGATGAAACAGAAAGAACTATTATTCGTGAACAATCAAAGTGGGCTCATCTTTTTATAATGGCGATAAAAGGAAAAGTTCTTACAGAAGATGCAACAGAAACTCAAAATGAAAAAGCTGAACTGATTCTTTACAAAGTTTATGTCAAAGTTATTGATTGGATAAATTATAATCATATATCAGCCAACAACAGTTATGTAGAAATAAAACAAGGCGAAATAAAAAATCTTGTTTATTCACAAGATAATTTAGATGACGATTATAAAACACCTGAATTTGCAACAAGAATGGATGGTTGGGTAAGAGAATTAATTTTGAATCTGATTCAAGTCAGAAAGGAATATATGCAGCAATGATGTACACTTGTAAATGTTGTGGTCAATCATTCTTTGGATGGAGAATGAAAAATAATAAATTATGCATAGATTGTTTTAGAAAAGAGGTGAAGAAAAATGGAAGAAACAAAAACTGAAGAAAAGAAAGAACTCAAAGCGAAGAAAGTTTCGTTGATTATCAAAATTGTAGCAGTAATTTTTGTCATAGTTTGTTCAGTGTTGAAATGGACAGGTGTTTTTCCAAACGCAACAATTTATGAAATCTGTGTAGTGGCTGGAACAATAGCTGCAATCTTTGGAGATGTTTCAGTGAATACTGCACTCGATAAGTTTAAGAAAACAGAGGAGTAAATTGTGAAAAAAATTTTGTTATTTCTTTGGCAGCTCCCACAAAATATTTTAGGACTTCTTGTGATTTTATTTACAAAAGCTAAGTATTGCAACAAAGGATGTTGGGTTACGACTGTAAGTGTATTTGGAGTTTCATTGGGAAAGTATATAATTTTTGGACAGGTAGTAAACGACACAAGTTTGAAACACGAACAAGGTCATCAGAAACAGAGTTTACGTTTAGGTTGGTTATATCTTTTAGTAATTGGAATTCCTTCATTTTTGGGGAACATTTGGGACAGAGTTGCTCATAGGAATTGGTTAGTTTCTGAAAGGATAAAATGGTATTATAATCAACCTTGGGAAAAATGGGCAGATGAACTTGGAAATGTAAATAGATTTAATTCAGGAGTTTAATATGGCTGGAATGTTACTTGATGACTTTGTAAAAAAATATGAAGGAAAGAAAGTTGATTTCGATGGTGTTTTTGGTGCTCAGTGTGTAGATTTAACAAGACAGTATTGGGAAGAAGGATTAGGAATCCCTGAACATACTGGACCTTGTTCTACAACTGGCGGAGCAAAAGACCTTTACCTTGATTATGAGAAAATGCCAATTGAGAAAAAATACTTCACAAAGATTCCAAAAAATAAAGCTTTTGTTCCTGGTGATACACTTATTTGGGATTCAACAGAAACAAATAAATATGGCCATGTTGCAATTTATCTTGGAAAATTAAATAATTCATTAATTGTATTTGAACAGAATGGATTCAAACAAAATGGTGCAAAAGTAACAATTAGAAGTAAAGAAAAATTACTTGGAGCATTGAGAAAGAAATGAAAATCAAGAATGAGACTGAAATTCAGTTGATGAAGATTCTTTTCAAAACTAGCGAAAAGAAACCTACAAAAAATATAACTTCTCAGAGAGCTTATCCACACGGCGTGGAAATGAAATATTTTAGGCAGCTGAAAGGCTTCTTCAAACCTTTAACAGATTATGTAAATAAATACATTAATGAGAATCTTGAGCCGCTCTTGAGAGGAGATTCAACTGAGATTCATCTCGATACTATTCCTGGACAATCTTTCAGAAATATGATTTACAATCTTGAAAATTGGTTATCAATCTATATGCCTGATATTGCAGATTTACCAACAGATTCAAATAACAACGTTATATTCACCGCTTTAGGAAAAACTGCTGATGAAGCAAAATCATTTGGTGACAAAGAATTTCAAAAGATTATTGAAAAAGGAATTCATGTAAGTGTTCCAACTTCCAGCCCTTGGTGGGATGATATGAAAAGTTCATGGGCGGAAAATAATTACACTTTGATAACTTCTAACGCTAAGAAATACGTTGAACAAATAAACAATTTAACTGAACAGGCAATTGTCAATGGTCTTTCTCCAAAAAAACTCAAAGAAGAAATAATGAAAGCAACCGAAGGTCTTTCTGAGAAACATTGTAAATTATTGGCTCGTGACCAGATGGGAAAATTAAATGGAAATATAACTGAAGCTCAGATGCAGGAAATTGGTTTGGATCTGTACGTTTGGAGTACAGCATACGATGACCGTGTAAGAGATTCTCATGCGTTAATGGAAGGATTGCTCTGCAGATGGGATGATGCTTCAGTTTGTTCATATAATAATGGAAAAACGTGGGTTGCAAGACCAAGTGGAGCAGTAGACCTTCATCCTGGGCAGGATATTCAGTGCCGCTGTGTAGCTTTATCTTTTTATCCAGAGCTAGAAGCTGAAATGACAGGAACTTCTTTAAACGAACAAACGGAAGGACTTCCTGATGTTCAAGATGTAATAACGATAAGTGACGACGCTGTTGAAAAATATATTTCAAATTTCCAAAAAGATTTTATTGATGATTTGAGTAAATCTGAAAAATCGGCATTTTCTCATTACGCTGAAGCATATTACAATACAGTTAATAATTTTATACGTAATCAGGAAATAATTTTTGGAACTAAAAAAGATGCAAAAAAATTAATAAAACAAATGGATAATTCTTTCGCTAAAGTTAAACCTTTAGACATAGATATTGTTGTTTATCGAAGAGAATTTACAAATAATAATTATAATCCAGTTTTTAAGAAAGGTGAGATAAAAACTTTCGAGAGTTTTATATCTACTTCATTAACGAAAGATGCAGCAAAGAAAGGTAATTTATTTTACGAAATAAGAATCCCTAAAGGAAAAAAGGCGGGAATTTATATAGATTCATTATCTAGTCATAATGAAAAAGAATTCTTGTTAAATAGGGATATGAAATATAAGGTTATTAGTTCTGAGCAATTAAAAGATGGTTCAAAAAAAGTTGTTCTTGAGTTTATAGGAGAATAAATATGAATGAAAAAGAAAAAGCAAGTTTGATATTTTTATCTGAGAAAGCTCTTGGCAAAAAAGATTCGGATATATTATTTGATATTTCTAATAAATCAATAAAAGGAGAAATAAAGGAACAAAATTTCATATATTCAATTGGAGAAGAGCAAAAATTGATGTCTTTCTCAAGAATATGGGATTTTATTTTATCTCAAATTTCAAGTAAAAGCGAAAGCCGATATTTAAGTGATTTGAAAAAATATCTAAATCAATATAATATCCCGGATATATTTTTTTCTCAATTGTATTATATTAATCCTGAAAATAAAGAATTAAAATTATATAAAAAATAATAATTAAAATAAAAAAACTTTACATTTTTTAATTTATGAATTATAAATTAAATATGAAGTTGAATGATTATCAGTTGAATGAAATTAAAAAAGCTTGCGAAAGTGTTGAATATGGTTCTGTAACAATAAAAATGAATCCAACACTTGGTCACATTGACTTGGTTATCGACAAGCAAATAAGACTTAAAACGGAGCCTACAAAGCCACCTCTCAAAGAAGTGGATAAAAAATATTAAATTATTTATAGGCTGACTGAAAACAGAGGCAATCTTAGGACTAACACCCTAGGGTTGCCTTTTTTTTATTTAGTCAGAAGGACAAAGTCATGGAACTTAAAAAAGATTTGAAACGTTTTGACAATATTGACAATTCGCAGTGGATGACAACCCCATTCGCTGCTACAGCTGAAGGGTTTTTGAAAGGAAGAGCTATCGTCACATCAATTGGTGTTTTCACTTATAAGAGAGCAGACGGAACAATTCAGAGAGAATTAAGACTTCCTGAAGAAGTTTTCAGTGAACGAACTTTGGAATCAATGAAACTCAAGCCAGTTACTTTGAATCATCCTGCAGAACTTGTAACAAAAGATAATGCAGACAAACTTCAGGTTGGAAGTCTTGGTGATAATCCTTCTTGGACAAAAGAATGGCACGATAGAAATTGGGAAGAAGTTACAGACGGAATAAATTGTGCTATTGACATGATTGTAACTAAGAAAGATGCAATCGATGCAGTTCTTAATGGCAAACAGGCTCTTTCAATGGGTTACACTTGTGACCTTGAAATGGCAGAGCCTGGCTCAACTTGGTGTGGAGTTGAATATGATTTTATTCAGCGAAATATCAGATATAATCATTGTGCAATTGTTGATTCTGCAAGAGCAGGAGACAACGCAAAGATAGAACTTCGAGCGGACAGTGAAGATGCTGTCCTTGAAGATATTATGGTAACAAAAATCGATGGAGGTACCAAAATGAGTTTGAAGAAAATCAAACTGGACGGCATCGAATATGAAGCAGAAGAAAGTGTAATCAAAGCTCTCAATGCTGAGAAAGCACGTGCAGACGCTGCTGAAAACGATGCTTGCGAAACAAAGAAAACGATGGACAAAAAAGTTGCTGACCTTGAAGACAAGGAAAAGGAACTTGAAAAGCGTATTTCTGAGTTGGAAGCTGAAAGAGATTCAGCAAAAGAAAAGAAGGATGCAGCTGAAGCAGAACTTGAAAAAGTAAAGGCTGATGCAGCTGACCCTAAACACCTTGACGAAGCAGTTAAGGCAAAAATTGAACTTCTTCACAATGCAGAAAAAGCAAAAGTTGAAGTTAAAGAAGATATGTCTGATGCAGACATTAAGAAAGCAATCATCACATCTCAGTTCCCTAAGGCAAACTTTGATGGAAAAGATGATGTATACATTCAGGCACGTTATGACAGTGCAGTAGAAATGATGGTTGAAAAGAATGATGCAGCAATCAGACAGGCAACCTCAGACACTCCACCAGAAACACGTGCTGATGAAAATGATGCTCGTGAAAAAATGATTCAGCGTATGAAGAATCATGGAAAGGAGGAATAAAATGAATCTGTACGGAAATTTGTCAGATGAAGCCGCAATGGCAGGTATGCTTTACGGTATGAATCCAAAAACAATTGTTTCAATTCCTGCCTCAGAAACAATTAATTTTGGAAAAGCTGTTTTCTTGAATGCAGAAAAGACTGCACTTGTTGGTGGTAAATACAACAACAAAGCTGTAATTGATTTGTCTGCATACACAACAGCAAGCAAGGACATCGTTCTTACAATCAAAGGTGTTGAAATCGAAGCTACAACTACAGGAACAGTCGCTACTGATGTTGCTGCAATCGTTGAAGACATCAATGATGATGTTGAAGGTGTAACTGCAGTTGCTGGAACTGGAGCAGATGCAGGAAAAATCACTGTTACTTCTGATGACAGTGCAGACCTCGGAGTTGAACTTGTTTATGATGGTTCTGATGTTACTTCTTCAAAAGTAACTGCATCAAGTGATTGTGTTTATGCTGGAATTGCAGTATTCCATCAGAATGCATTCATTAATTCTTGTGGCTGCTATGTAGCAAAAGAAGCTGTAAACGTAATGGAAAAAGGTTACGTTTGGGGAGCACTCGCAAGTGGTGTTACTCCTACAGTTGAAGCTTCTGCTTATGTTACAGCGGAAGGTTTGTTTACTACTTCATCAAGTGGTAATACATTGGTTGGAAAATTCAAGTCTGGTGCTAAAGCAGGTCCTGACTCTGACGCACTTGCACTTGTTTCACTCGAATAGAAGGAGATTTGAAAATGGACCCAAGAAGTAATAATCCAATGCGTCTTGATTCAAATGAATCGGCATTCTTTGACCGTGAGCTTCTGTATGTAAAAACAAAGGCTTACGATGCAAAACTTGCAGAGTTGAAGGGACTTTCTTTGATTCCTATCTCAACTGAAGCAGGTTCAGGTGTAAACGAAATTGCTTATCAGCAGTATCGCGGTGTTGGTTTTGCAAAAATCATTGCTGACTATGCAAAAGACTTCCCTCGCGTAGACGTTTACGGTGAAGAAAAGTCTGTAAAGGTAAAGGGAATTGGTGATTCATACGGATATTCTATCACAGAAATCCGTCAGTCACAGAGAGCTGGAAAGAATCTTGACCAGCGCCGTGCTCTTACAGCTCGTCGTGCTCATGATGAGCAGATGAATAAGATGGCTCTGAAGTCCGACCCAATCAATGGAACAAACGGACTTCTTGACTATCCTGGAATCACTGAAGTAACTCTTCAGAATGATGGAACAGGTTCTTCAAAGACATGGGCAAGCAAGACTGCTGATCAGATTGTTCGTGACATTAACGACATGGTAAATGCCGTTATGGAACCAACATTCGCTCGTGAAGTTCCTGATACACTTCTCCTCCCAATCGCACAGTACAATGATATTGCTACTCGCCGCATTGGAGAAGCTGGAGAGAAAACACTCATGAAGTATATTCTTGAGAATTCTCCATACATTAAGCGTATCGATTGGCTTTCTGAACTCAAGAACTTTGGTGCAGGAAGTACAAACCGTGCTATGGTTGGTCGTTTCGATGAAGACCATATCACATTGGAAATCCCACAGCCATTCGAGCAGTTCGAGCCACAGCAGGAAGGTATGGAATACACAATTCCTTGCCATTCTGAATGTGCTGGTACAATTATTTATTATCCACTTGCATTTGCGTATGCTGATGGTATCTAATCTGTAAGAAAAGTGTGGTAAAACGGGGTATTCTGATAAGGAGTATAATTATACTGATTTATTGGAAACACCCCGTTTTTACGAATCCTAGAGTCGTTTATAACGATATTTTTTATTAAAACATAAGAGAGGATGGAATTATGTTATTGAAATTTAGTCCAAAGGTAGACCATTTGAAATGTGTAGTTCTTACACCAAAGGAAGGACTTAAACTTGAAAGAACTATGGTTCATTTGATTCCTGGAACAAATGAAGTTACAGATGATGAATTTAAGGCCATGAGAGGAAACATTGTTTCTGAACTTGAAAGTGGTGAGATTGTAATTCTCGCACAGAAAGTTGGCGATGGTCGTGGAAAACCAGGCGGAAGAAAGGCAAAGAATCTTGTTGATATGCCTGTAAATATTGCCGTTAAGTATGTTTCAGAATGCAACAACCCTGAAACTTTGACAAAATGGTACAAAGAAGTTACAAAAGAGGAAGTACGTCTTGCAATTACAAAACGTATGAAAGCTCTTGAAGTTGAAGAACCAACAGAAGAGATTCCCGAAGCTCCAAATGCAGCTCCAATGTCTCTCGATGAATTTGATGAAGATGATGAAAATGAATTTGATGAAGAGAGTGATGATAAAGATTCTGATTCATCTGATGATAACGAAGGCGATTCTGAAGAAGAACTTGAAAAAGATGTTTCAGAATTGAGCGTAAAAGAACTCAAAGCAAAATGCGAAGAGTTAGGAATTGATACAAAGGGCATGAAGAAAGAAGATTTGATTGTTGCTTTGAAAAACAATTCTGAAGAGGAGTAAAATTGTATGATGACGGCTGTTCAAATAATTCAGACTATTTGCCCAGATTTAGCAGATAGTCCATCCTTATCTCAATTTGTGCAAATGGCAAATGAGAGTTTGAACAGTCGTTTTTTCGGAAAACTGTTCAATCAGGCAGTTGCTTATAAAGCTTGTCATTTGTTTACAATAACTGCAGGAGATAAAACAGGAATTCATTCAATTGGTGGTGGAGCTGTAACTGGTTATCATGAAGGCGGAATAGATATTAATTTTGCACAGAATCAGAGTGACAGTGAACTTGCCACAACTAAATATGGAAAAATGCTTTTGGACTTAATGAAACAGTGTCCAAGAATGGATGTGAATAGAAACTGTATGCCGGCATTTCCAATAATCATGTAAATTCTTTTTAGGAGGTTTGAGTATGTTATTTTTTCCTAACGCTACGGTTTATGTTTCAGACCTCAAGACTATTAAAAACAAAGAAGGCACAAAAATCAAAACTTATGATTTTGATAATCCTTTAGAAAGTTTCAGATGTGATGTACAGCCTAATGTATTGACATCTGCTCAAATAGAACTTTACGGAATAAACTCAAAAACTGCAAATACCAAAAAATGTTTTATAAATCTTGAAGATGGAAAATTTATGACTTCAGACAATAGAGCTAAAGTTGTATATGATGATAATTCTGTTGAAATCTATAACATTCAGCCAGTTAATGTTTGGAGATTTCATAAGGAATTTCTTTTAATACCTGTGGAGAATGAAAAATGAAAGATTTAACATTTAATCAATTTTCAGATTATCTCTCAAAAGTTGCTCCACAAGTTGAAGGTGAGTTGAACAAAACAATAGCTCTTTGTTGTAAGAAAGTTCAGGATGACATTCAGTACAGTATGTCTCACACTGAAATAAACACAGCAGTGAGTTATTACACAAACAATAAAACCAAAGCTCATCATCCTTCTATGCCAGGAAACCCACCTGCTGTTGATACAGGTAATTTAAGAGAATCTATCCGATATGAAGTTCACGGTGAAGGAAAAGAAGTTTACGGAATTGTAGGAACAACTCAAAAAGACCCACCTTATGGCCAGTATTTGGAATATGGGACTACAAAAGGCGGCTGGGGTGGAAAAGGAATGCCCCCACGTCCTTGGTTAAGACCAGCTATGATTAAAAATAACGATTGGATTAGAAAATCAATTGCAAACGCCGTAGCTAAAGGTATTAAAGGAGTTGAGAAATGATAAACACAAAAGAAATATATAATGAACTTCTCAACGATGTAAGAATTACAGAACTTGTTGATGAAGATAATATTTTGAGTTCATGGCCTGATGAATTTGAAACTTTCCCATGTATTATTTTTATGGACGAAAATCAGAGTGATGATGAGTATTATGAAAATATGCCTGGTGCAAGTAGATGTTCAGTTCAGATTCATATATTTTCTAAGAAGTTGGAAAATTATGTTACAACTTCAGAAATTGGTGTTATAATTGCCAAAGTAATGAATGAAGATTTATGGAATTGTTCACAAAATGGAGAAGTTTCAGACCCTGACCCTGATTGTGAACATAGAGTTATGGTTTTTAATAAGTCAATTTTTAATTGATTATAAATATCCTAAAATTGGAGGAATAAGAAAATGAACGAAAGACCAAGAATTGGTTTGAGTGGTTTGGTTCTTGCTCAGGTACTTTCCGATGACGAAAACGGAATCGTTTATGATACACCGTTTCCAATTCCAGGTGCCGTAGTAGCAACAATCAATCCTAATTCTAGCGTAGAAACAGACTACGCAGATGACGGTGCATTCTTTGCTCAGAATAACCGTGGTAATACAGAATTGTCTCTTGAGATGATTGATATTACACCTGAAAATGAAGCAAAGATGCTTGGACAGAAAAGAGTAAATGGAGTTACCATTGAAACTGACCTTGACCAGAGTCCTTATTTTGCATTTGGTGCAAGAGTTCTCATGGCTGGTTCAGATGAAGCTGGTGACGCAGTTTACACTTATCTTTGGTATGCAAAAGGTAAGTTCTCTGTTCCTGAAAGTGGCGGAGAAACAAAGCGTGATTCTATCACATTTGGCCACAAGAATCTCACAGCTCAGTTCGTTAAGACACAGTTTGTTCCTGACGGACAGAAATCAGGTACAATTGGTTCAAGAATCAGAACTGATGACCCTGAAGTTCCTGCAACACTTATTGAAAACTGGTTTGATGCTCCGGTTATTTCTGTTGCTCAGAATACAGGTACATTCACAGTAACAGCTGCTGGTGGTTCAAACAACACTGTAATTCTTACAGGAAGTAAGGAAGGCGGTGCAAATGTTTCATTCGGAAGAGCTTCTGCAAAACTCGGTGAAACAATTATTATTACAGATGCAAGTGGTGAGTTTGTTGAAGGTACAATTGCATTCGGTGGAACTGCAACTGCTCCTACAATTACATTCACTCCTGCTGAAGATGCAAATGCTCCAGCAGCTGTAACTGTAACAGCTGGATTGAAGGACAACTATGGAATTGGTGCTACACCAATGACAGATGCTGACCTTTAATTTTTACTTTCTTCCTAGTCTGAAATATGACTAGGAAGAATTTCTATTTTAGGTAAGGATGGACGAAATGGAAGAAACAAAAGAACTTGACAAAGTAAAATCTGAAAAGGTAACTTTGTTTATTCACGGAAAGGAACGTGAAATCAAATTTGGTTTCTCAGCTTGGGCAAAGTTGGAGAAAGAATACAAAGGAATTCAGAATCTTGATAAAATGCAGAAACAGATTGAGGAAACTCCTTTTGAGACAATTCCTCATTTGCTTTTTCTTGGTCTTAAAGACAAATCAGCGTTTACTGATTCTGAAGGAAAAAAATATCCTGAAGTAACTGAAGAAAATATTCTTGAAGATTACGGGATGGCAGATATGCAGATGATAACAGAAGCCTTTTCAAAAGCTCTTTATGGTTCACTGCCACAGGACAATAGTGCAGAAAAAAAACCGGAAGCGGAAGCATAAGTGAATTTCCTTACTCATACCTTTTGACAGAATGTTTGTTAATGGGTTTGAGTGAGGAATACTTTTGGGAATCCGAGCCGAAAAAAATAATTGCTTTAATTGACCAAAAGAAAGAAATTGAAAAAATAAATCAAAAAAACTTAGCGATTTATATTGCTAGTTATGTTTGGGGAAAAGACCCTGACGAAATGGAACAGAAAGAAAGAGGACCAATTCCTGGAATAGATATTCCAGTTGATGAAAGTCTAGTAAATAAATTGATGTAATAGGTGGTTGAAAATGGCTGATGCAGATTTTAATGTGAAAGCGATAATCAGTGCACAAACTTCTCAATTTGAAAAAGGTATAAAAAATGCTCAGTCTTCAATCAATACAATGAGTAAAAGTATTGAAGGTGTTCAGAAACTTCTCAAAAGTGCTTTCTCAATTATCGGAATAGGTGTGTCGATAAAAGCTGTTACTGATTTTGGAAGAAGTTGCGTTCAGTCTGCAACTCAGGCTCAAAAGGCTTTCAATATTCTTGATAACACCGTAAAAGCTACCGGTGCTGACGCTTGGACTTCAATTGAAAATTTGGAAAGTGCTTCAAAAGCTCTTTCAAAATCTACAAATTATTCAGTAACAGAAATTCAAAAAATGCAATCCGTTTTATTAGGATTTACAAATATAACTGGAGAAGCATTTGACGGAGCAAGTGAAGCTGTACTTGATATGGCTACTGTTATGGGAATGGATTTGACTTCTGCAGTTCAGACTATCGGTAAAGCTCTTGACGACCCTATAACAGGATTGGATTCATTAAGACGTCAAGGTTTTAAGTTTACAGATGAACAAAAAGCGGAACTCACTCAACTTGTAAAAAATGGAAAACAACTTGAAGCTCAAAAAATTATTCTTGATACTTTGGCAACTTCTTATGGTGGAGCTGCTAAAGCAGGCCAAGATTCTTTTGCTAAACAAAGACACGCCATTGAAAATTTCAGAGATACTCTTGGTGGAAAATTAATTCCTGTTATGCAGGTGTTCGCTGAGAATAGTGCAAAGACATTAAATAATTTAACTAATTTAATCTCAAATATGGATTTTACTCCAATTGTTAACGTTGTAACAAATCTGAGTAAAATATTCAGTTCGACTTTTGAGAAAATTTCAGATTATTTGAGAAACGTTAAAGATGAAGTGACTGATTTTATCTCAAGATTTAATTTCAAACCAATTATCTCAATTTTAGATACACTTGTGGGAGTATTTATAACTGCATTTGATAGAATTAAATCAAGATTCAATGAATCATCTGGAATGATAAATCAATTAAAAGAATCTATAATTGACTTCAGTAATTCAGAATCATTTGAAAAAATTGTAAAAGTTATTAATGGTATAATCGATGCAATTGTATTTTTATGGGGTGAAATTGAAAGAGTTGCTGGAGAAATTAGAAATTTTGTTGTAGGTAAAATTATTGAAGCTTGGAACAAAATAAAAGAATTATTCAATAATTCACAAGAAGCTCTTGCAAATTCTGAAAGTGATATTAAATCTTGGGGAGATTATTTTTATTCGATTTTTAATAATATTTTTAGAATAGCTCAGGATTTAATAAATTCAGTTTCAGCTTTATTAAATGGGGATTGGCAAGTTGCTTGGGAATATGCAAAACTTGCTGTTCTAAGAGTAGCTGAATCTGTAGCTACAACTTTGGAAAGTATTAAAAATGGATTCAAAGACAAGATGCAGGAGATGTTAAGCATCGCATCTTTAGCTGTTAAATTCTTACCTGGTGGAATGGGAATCGCTCTTTCTGCCGCATTAAAAGGGCTTGAAGGTTTAACAAATACTTCATCAAAAATGAGAAGTGTTATTCAGGAACAGGTTGAAGAAACGGAAAACAAGATTCAGGAATTAACTGGTCATACAGCTGATGTTACAATAAAAGACCTCGAAGGTGTTTCAAGTAAATTTGCAGGATTTACTTCTTCTGCACTTGGTGCAATTGAGGATTTAACAGATGGTGTTGCAACTGAAACTGAAAAACAGAAAAATTATTTTAAGTTAATCGGTAAAGAAGCAGGCGCATCAATACAAAATTTCTTTGAACAATTTTCAGATGATTTACAAGCCAATATGAAAACTATCAAAGATTATATAAGAGTAGTTAATCAGTCTACTGCAAAGATGTTACATCAGTTGGGATATGAACTTGCCAAGGGTGAAGTGTCTTGGAAGAGTTACGCAAAAATTGCAGTAGAAGGAATTGCAGAGGTACTCAAAGGATTGTCAGCACAACTGTCAGCACTTGCGGTCGTAAAAGTTGCAAGTTATGATTATGCGACTGCCGCAGTCTTAGCTGCAGGAGCAACAGCTTCTATGATAGCAAGCGGAGCATTGACCGCAGTTGCAGAAGGCTTTGATAATATTTCAACTTCCGCAAAAGAAGCAGGCGAAACTGTAACAAAGTCAGCAGAAGAAATTAAACAGGCACTTGAAAACATTGAATCAACTTCCTCACGAACTGCAAGTAACTTGTTTGTAAATATAAACAAGTTCAGTGAACAGGCAGAAAAGGCACAAGAAAGCATTGACGCTATGAAATCAGAGTTTACAGACTTACAGAATAAATCCACAAATGCTTATCTAAAATACAAAGACGCTTATGAAGAATATTTGAAAAAAATAAAAAATATGACTAGACAGGGGGCTGAATATTATTATCAGCAAATAGTAAAACCTTTAAAAGACGCTTCTGATAAAATAAGCAAAGAGTTCAAAAAAGTTGCTGATGAATATAATGGTTTACAAAATGATTTACGAAGTGCAAAAAAAGCTATGAGAGAAGAGGGAATTAAAATTTTCGAGAATCTTAAAGCAGAATCAGACGCAGTTCGTGGAACTGTAACAACTTATAAAACTTTATACAAGGCTCAAACAGATTATATCACTGCAAGAAAAAAATGGGATAGATTAACCACAAAGCAAAAGGCTACAAGTCAGGCTGAATACCTTCTTGGAAAGAATGGAACTCTTTATGAAGAGGTAAAAACACTTTCAACATACGTTAATATAATTTTTGAAGAACAGTTAGGAAATGTTTCAAAAACTGTTTCAGATATTTATTCTCAACTTACAAACGCGGGAAAAAAAGTTGGAGAAACATTGGCTTCATCAGTAATCAGCGGAGCAAGTAAAACAGACTTCCTAAAATCTATGAAAGATTATATTCGTGAAAATCTTATCAAGTTGGCAGTTTATACTGAATCATTTCAAGACAAACTTGCTGATATTGGCGGTTCTCTTGCTAGTGCTTTAGTCAGCGGAACTACTTCTGAATTAAGGACTGTAAAAAAGGAATTGGAAAATTTGTATGATGAAGCGACCAAGAACGCAAAGAAGGCAGAAAACGTTATCAGTTCTGTTTTCGGTGATATTGGGGAAGATATACAAAGTACGATTTCCAATTTTGGCGGAAATATCGCAACTACCTTGGTTGATAGTTTAGCCAACGGTTTGAATCAGAGCGACTTCCTTGATAGTGTGAAAAAGTGGATTCGAAAAATGCTGATTCAATCTGTTGTTTATACAAAGACAATGAAGGCTGAATTGGAAGCCATCGGGGAAGCCATTTCAAGAGGTATTTCAGAAGGATTCACAGAAACTTCTTTCCACGAAATCAGACGAGATTTAAGTTGGGTTTTTGACCAAGCAAACAAGACAATCTCAAATATCGATGATATTCTCAATTCTGTTTTCGGTGGTGGATATGCAACGGGAACTAATAACGCTACAAGTGGACTTCACCTTGTCGGAGAAGCAGGACCCGAACTTGTACGCTTCCGTGGCGGTGAAAAAGTTATCAATGCAAGCAACACAAACAAAGCACTTGCAGGAATGGGCGGAACTACAATTAATCAGAACGTAACATTCAACAATCTTGCAGATACGTCAGCATTTGCGATGATGAATCAGTTTAAGCAGTATAACAGACAGTTAGCAATAAACGGAATAATTTAAGAGAGGTATAGAAAATGCAGAAATTAGTTTGGCGAAACTCGAACGGTGATGAAATTGATTTGACAAAAGCACCATACGGAATCACAAATTGGGAAGGTTTTTCAAACACTTCTCTTAATATTCAAAGTCAGCAAGTACCTTTTCAAGACGGTGGAGTTTTTCTTGACGCTTTAATGGAGCAGAGGGAATTATCTGTTACCCTCGCAATTCAAGATAACAATAATCTTGAAAACCGTTACAAATATCGCAGGGAACTCATTCACATTCTGAATCCAAAATTGGGCGAAGGATATTTAATTTATACAAATGATTTTATCAGCAAGAGAATCAAATGCGTTGCACAGATTCCATTATTTGAAACTCATAATAGCAATGATTCTGGAACACCGAAAGCAAGCTTGGCTTGGACTGCGTGCGAGCCTTATTGGGAAGATACAGAAGAAACAGAAGATTTTTTCAAGGTAAATCAACCTATTATAATTAAAAATAATGGTGATATACCGACACAATTTGAAATAGAATTGTATACAGAAAATGCAGTTAATCCTTATGTTGAAAGAATGAATGATAATAAAAAAATTGAATATAAGGGTAATTTAGATAAAACTCTTTATATTAGTACTTTGATAGGAAAAAGACAGGTACTTACAGAAGAATTAGAATTTGAAAATATAAACATTGCTAAAAGTTCTAAAGATGTTTGTTATTCATCAAGATTAGGATTAGCAATTGTGGTTGCAGATGGAGTTATATATCGTTCTTATGGCGGTCTTGAATGGAGTAATAATATTTCAACATTATTTAATGGCTTAAATGGTATTTGTTATTCAGAAGAAAAAGAATTGTTTATTGCAGTAGGAAACGGCGGAAAAATAATCACAAGTTCTGATGGTGTAAATTGGGTTGAACGTGATAGTGGAGTTACAACAAATCTTAATAGAATAACATATTCATCTAAACTTGATTTGTTTATTATAGTAGGGGCGGAAGGTGTAATATTATCAAGTATAAATGGCAATATTTGGAATCCAGAAACAAGCGGGACAGTAAACATTTTAAAAGACATTATATATTCAGAAGAAAAGGAATTATTTGTTGCAGTAGGAGATATCGGAACAATTGTAACAAGTACTGATGGTGTAAATTGGGTTATACAGACAAGTATTACAAATAGAATTTTATATGCTATTACTTATTCTTCTAAATTAGATGTATTTCTTATAGTTAGTACGTATGGTAACTTCTTAACGAGTTCTGATGGTATAAATTGGACTTTGAGCGGAATAGGAGAACCTTATAATTTGACTGATGTTGTATATTCTGATTTTTTAGAAACATTTATTGTTACAAGGGGAAATGGGGTTTATGTAAGTCAAGATTATACAAATTGGGAATGGATATCGTTTGCAACAAATGAACAAGGTTGTGTAATTGTTTCTATCAATGAGTTAAGAAAAGTCATACTTTCAGGAAAGGCAATATATAATACTATAAATGGGGCAGATTATAACATAATATCTAATTCTGTAACTATGGATATACAAAAAATTATATATGTTGAAAAATATAAAAAGTTCTTTGCAGTAGGAAATACCGGAATAATGACAAGTACAGATGGAAAGATGTTTCAACGCATATACACTCACAGTTATTCCACATTTAGAAATATTATGTATTCGAAAGAAAAAGATTTGTTTATTGCCATAGGTTCACCTTTACTGGTAGTAACAAGTTCTGATGGTGTAAATTGGGTTGAACGTTCGTTTAGTTTGGGCGGTAATACTCTTTTAGAAATTGCATATTCTAACAAAATAGATAAATTTTTAATTGCGGGAGTGCAAGGAATTTTATATGGAAGTAACGATGGTATAAATTGGACTAGACAGAATGCACCAAGTAACCTAGATTTTCATTATATATATTATTTTGAAAAATCAGAGCAATTTATTTTGATTGGCAATTCAGTTTGGGAAAGTATAGATGGCGAAACTTGGACTACCACGCAAAAATTACCAACATCAATAAACTCTATAATATATTCACAAAATCAAGGTTTATATGTTGCCATTGGCAAGGAAGTATTAACAAGTAAAGATGGCGAAGCTTGGCAAACTGTTGTTCCTTTATTACCTTATACAATGAACCGTCTTGCATATTCAGAAGAAATAAATATGTTTATTGCTATAAATTATAGCGGGGTTATTCTTGTAAGTCGGGACCTAGAAAATTGGAATGAGTATGAATTAAATATTACATTGAATTTAAGAGATATAATATATGTAAATTCATACAATACATTTTATCTAGTCGGTTATGAAGGTTCTATTTTTAATACTGAATTTATAAGGGTAGAAAATAAAATACAGAATATTTCAAAAGATTCAGACATGGGGCTTTCATTGTTGTTAGGTGAAAATATATTTAGAGTTTCACGAAATAGCGGAAATATAAATGCAAGAATTGTTTATCGTCAAAAATATATAGGTGTATAAAATGAAATGGATTATCGGTTTAGGTTTATCAATTATTATTTCGGGCATTGTTTCGTTCTTGATTTTCAAAGATTTTGACAATCTGGAAGAAGGGGCAGAAAATGAGTTATAAGGAAAAACCGCAATTAAAATTATATTCTTACTCAAATAATGAATTTATCCTGCAAGCGATTATTGATGATTATGCAGAAGCAAGTTTTGAACATAATTTATATAGCGCAGGAGTTTTCACAATTTCCATAAATTATAATATCCCTAACTCGCAGTTATTCCAAAGGGGTTTATTTATTCAGTTTGGAAACAACCCTTATGACTTCGGGGAAATCTATTCAATTCAAGATAGCATTGGCGAAGATGGAAAAGGTTCACAGATTAGAACAATCACAGGATATGACGCTAGGTATATTTTGAAGCGTAGGGTCATTAAAAATATGAACTCCAACGGATTGTGGACAATGACCGCCAAGGGTGAGTTATGTTTACGCAATCTTATTAAAGACCAATGCGGAATCGGAGCAGAAGCAAAAAGACAGTTGCCTATCAACAACACAATCCCTGCAAGTGCTGACGCAATTGGTAAAACCTATTCAGTGTCAGAGCAGTTTTCTAACCTTTATGAAGTCTGTAAGACCATAGCAACTCAATCTGAAATCGGGTGGAGAATCAAGTTTGAAAACGGTGAATTAACTCTTGAAGTTTACGCAGGTACAGACAGAAGTCAAACTGTAAGATTTGACACAAGTTACGAGAGCCTTGCAGATGGTGTGTTCTTGGACAGTTCTGAAAGTTTCAGTAATGCAATTTACGTTGGCGGAAAAGGTCAGAGCGGAACAAGGGATATTTACGAAGGTGAAAACGGAACTCCAAGCGGATTTGACCGTTTTGAATCTTGGGATAATCAGTCGCAGATGACCACTGAATCAGAGTATGAAGCAGAAGCGGTTTCAATGCTTACTCAATACGGTCAGACAATTCAGATGAGCGGAAACGGACTTGCCAAGTGTCCTTATGTTTACAAGGAGCAGTATAATGTTGGCGATTGGATAACTGTCGCTTTCAGCGGAAAGTCAGCAGTGGTGCAGATACTTTCAGTTACAGAGCATTGGGTTTGGGGTAGTTATAGTATTCAGTTCAGTTTTGGAAAACCACAGAACAACCTTACCGAGCAGTTGCAGTTGATGTTAAGAAAGATTCAGTCAGCAAGTGATAAAACAAACTCAACTGAATCTGTAAAGTGGTACACAATTCCTACTGATACTGAAATGCCGAGCGGTGATGTAACTTACAACACAATCGGATTCACAGGTGCTTGTGCGAGCGGTGGTTCTACATTCACGCTTTATCTTGATAATGAAAAGACTGGAGCAAAAACTTACCATATATATTTCAAACAATTAGGCGGTGGAAAATTAACCCTGACAACCGGAAAATCAGGAGCTACAAATTTAGTAATGAATAGCGGAACTTATGTTGCTATCATTTATGTAGATGAGAATGGGAATATCACAAACACTTCTAGTACACCGACAAATACAATTGAAGCAGGGAACACGCAACCTGCAACAAGTAATGCGGTGGCAAGTAGTATAAATAACCTTGGACTTTCTGTATCAAGTTTGAAAACAATATTAAATGATAGTGACGCAACCTTAAAAGTAAGAACTTATGGAAAAATTGCAATATTTACCGCTTATGCAAAAAGGTCTTGTACAAAATATATTGACATAACAAATTATGAAGTAAACCTTGGAAAATCCTTGAAGTCTGGAATGACTTGGGGAAATACAATACACGGAGAAGCCTTTGTAAGTGACACAGACCCAAAAACTTTTGTTATAAGCAGTAATTCAGAATGTAGTACAGAAGTTGTTGCTTTTTTAAAATAACATTTATTTAATCGCCCATATTTTGTGTGGTATACATCTTCTCAAAGAAGTACTGTTGCCACTTTTGCTTGAATAAGTCTGACAAATTCCAATTTCAACAGAAGTTCTTGTGAAGTTTCTAAACAGTCTTGAAGTAACCCATTGAACACCCTCACTTGTAACATAACTTGAATTAAGATAACACCTTTCTCCTATCACACAATCCGCATAAAAGTAGTAATCTTCGGAAGATAGGTTTCTATACATAATTCTCTGGATTTCATTTTTTAATCCTTGCAGGGTAATTATATTTTTTTCTAACTTCTATAGTGAAATCACATAGAGCAGAATCACTTGGTTGAGAATCGTTGTTACAATCCATACTTACTAAACCCATTCTGGTAACTATATTACCAGAGTTTCTTCAATAGAGAGGAAGTCAGTTCCTTTGTAAATCGTTTCTTTCATGATTACCTTTTTCCTAACATTTCATAAACATTTTCTATACCATAAAATTCTTCCATGGTATCATCATTAACAAAAATAACTCCACCATCTGAAATTGAGAATTCAGCTCTAAGTTCTGGATATTTTATTTGTATCAATTTTGTAATATTATCAACAGCATTTTGAAATTCATTCTTTTTATTAAAAGCAATTTGAGAAAGAACTTTTATTTGTTCTTCAAAAGATTTTTCTTCAGATATATCAGGTGTAAAATGACAAGATAATATACCCATTAAAAACCTTGAGCATTCAAATTTCCCTTTTTCATTTTTAATATAATTCTGACAAAGTTTACATCGTTTATTCATAATTTTCTTCTCCTTAATTATTGCCAAGGCATAATGTCAATATTTTTTGGTGTTCCCGTTTTCTGCTTATATCGCCATAACCAATTAGGTTTCAAATCAAAGGTAAAATTCAATTCACCTTTATTACTAAGTGGAAAATCTATTTTGTTTTCTGATTCTGGAAGTTCAAAAGATTCAGCTCTTTTTACTTCCACTCCATTCAAAAATAATTTTTCAATCATTTCTTTTCAAAGAATCCAGTTTTAATGCTGCGGCTAGTTTTCAGAGAATCGAACTTTATTGAAGCTGCTTCTGAAGAAATCTCCAAAATAATACCATAACCGAAAAATTTATTAAAAACAATATCACCCTTTTTCATAGCTTTACCTTCCTACATTTATTATAAGATATTTGGATCTGAAAATTTATTATTTGTGCCGCTGTAGGAACGTTGTGGTGCGATTGAAAATACTATTCCCATAAACTTAATCAAACTGTATAAGAAACAACGATATTTTAATTATAAGAAAATTTTTTTATTTTTTTTTGTTAAAAAGTGCTTTACAAACATTAAAATAGATTGTATAATGTAATTACAGAGTTGAGGAGGTTTATATGAAACTCTTAAAATCAACCGCTCTGTATGAAGGCTGCTTGCTGGAACTTTGGGAAGTTGGTTTGGATAAGTTTGAAATCCGAATCAACGGGAAAGTAAAAGCCACTGAGTGTGACTACTACAGAGCACTAGAAACTTTCGAGAGCTTTAAGCACTAGGAAGTTTCGGGTGGGTTAGGCGAAAGCCTAGCCCACTTTTAAGGTTTACCAGTTCCTTTCAAAAACTGGTAAGTGAGGTTTATATGAAAACAGAAAGAATAATGAAAGATTTTTACATTATGTATTGGACAATTGGAGCTTCAAAAGCATCATGTGGAGTCGAACCCGTGACAGTTCGTTTTCATTGTAAAGCAGAAAATGAGCAACGAGCTCTTAACATTCTTTTTAATCGACACTCAAATTTAGATGCTGGAAATATTATTTCAGTTCAATGTAAAATATAAGGAGAACAAACTATGAAAATCTACGAACTTGAAAAACTGGTAAATGAGAAGAAGCTTTGCTGCTACGAAGGCCTTACAAAACTTGATGAGATTCCTGAAATGGTAGAACAGCCTTTTGAGTTGTGGGAAAAACAGGGATTCTTCAAAGAACTTTACAAAGCTGAAATGAATCTTGCAAGATGTGGTTATTCAATTGATGTTTCTTGGGAAGAAGATGCTCACAGTGTTGAATATTCAATTTATAAAGGAGTACTTCCTGACCACAGAGTTTATGTGACAATGTTCTCCGGAAATGTATTTTCATGGAGACAGCCGCAGGTTATTGCTCAAACACTTTGCAGTGCTTTGGGAATAGAATACAAATATTAAATAGGTTTACCTAGATTCCTTAAAAATCTAGGAAGGAAGGTTTATATGAAAACTATTGCAACTTGTGATTTCTGCGGAAAGAAAACTGAAGTGAAAAGAACACACTATGGTTCTGGATTTGGTTATGTTCGTCTTATATGTTCAGATTGCCAGAAAGAGCTTAATGCGGAAATTATTGTTCCTGAGAAAAAGAAAAAGTAATTTGTTAAGGCCTTGGTATTATAGTACCAGGGCCTTTTGTTTTAGGTATAAATAAACTAATACCTAAAAATTTATGCTATTAGTGCACTAAAGTTATGCTATTAATGCACTAATAGTAATATACCAATAATATACCACTATTCTTTATATAAATATAAAGAATAAAAGATTTTTGACAAAATCATATTTTCTAAAATTAAAAATTTATTTATGAGAAAATAAATCTGTACAATCCTCATAATTTAGTTTATATTTTAATCATAAGAAATTCCTAGGAAAAATTTCTTATAATAAATTGAGCATAATAAAAATAGAAATCCCTTGGGGGGCAATTTGGTCTTCAGGCTGTAAAATGTTTTTCTTGTGCTCAAAAAATATTTTACAGTTTCCTAAATTTGAAGGCAAGTTGCTTGCCAAGGGGTTTTTTATTTATGAGCACAAGGAAATTTTTTAATACAGATTTTATTAAAAAAAACAAGCTTTCATTTAGCACAGTGATACTTCTTCAGGATATTTATTTTTGGATTTTAAGTAAAAATTCACCTAATTCATTTATTACAAATGGCAAAACTTTTTATTATATCTCACAAACTCATTTTGCAGAATATAATGAAGGATTATTGACACAAGGTAGAATAAGTCAAATTTTTACTGAATTAAAAAAAATAGGAATTATAGGAGAAAGTATAATTGTAAAACGTCACATGAATTATGTCAGTTTGGATTGGAATAAAATTGAGGAGTCCGTTTTGAGTGAAGAAGTATTAAAAGAAATTGAAAGCAATGAATGGTGGAAAAGAATTCATCAATATGCTCGTGAACAAAAAGATTTGAAAAATAAAAAAGATAATCCTGATGACTTACTCAATCAGGGTTATGAAATAGTTATAAAAAATGGAAGGAATTATTTAGTGAAGAAAAAGGAATCAAAGATGAGAGCTTCAAAAGATGAATCAATGTTATTAAGTGAAGAGGACATGGGAATTAAATCTAAGTATTGCCAAGAAGCTGATGCAATTGCAAGACTTATTCTCAAAAGATACAATTGTTATTTTAATCATAAAGTACCTGAAGAAGGTGTTGAACCAACAAAAACTTATGTCAATTTGTGTAATAAGATAACCGACATTTATAATGGAAATTTTATCAAATCAAGATTCTACCCATTGAGCGAAAAGTTCCTAAATAATTCTCAGTTTAATATTGAAGGTTGGAAAGACAAAATAAAAGAAGTTCAGGGAGACTGGCTCAAAGTAAAAAAACTGATTCTCAATTCTATGAGAAATTTTATGTTGATGCATGATGAAAACAGAATGCCTTACAGCAAAGAATATCTTCAAACAAATTTGAATCTTTTCTTTTATGACAACGTAAGTAACAGAGATGAGCCGCAATCTCAATTCATTCTTTCTATTTTTGAACCAGAGTATACAACAAAACATCATTCTGAATTAAAAGCTGATAAAATATTCGATTCATTAAATGATGTGGCTAAAAGAGGCGGAAACAGATTATTCAGTTTGAATGAGAATATGCCTTCAGGTTTATTTTGGCAGAGAATTAAGGAAATGATAGAATGGGGAAAACTAGCTTTCAACAGTGAACCTAATATTCAATATTGGCTGATGTCTCCAAACGATTTACCTAATGAATTTGCTAAGTATTGTGAGGAGAAGGAAATTTCAGTTTCAGTTCATACTTTGGATATTAAGAAAGCTGTGAATGATAATTCCCCTTGGACTTGGTTTGTAAAAGATATGTCAATTAAACATGGGTTGAATTCTCATTTGTCTGAATTGGTGACAAAGGAAGACTTCAAGAAATGTTATAAAAAAGATAAACTGACATTTGATGATTTGGAAGATGTTGTATTTTAAGGAGATAAAAGAAAAATGAAAAGATACATAGTTAAACGACCA